TAGCCCAAGGTATTTTAGATAATAAATCAGCATAATTCTTCTCAGCGTTCGGTTCGTCATAACTTAAGAATATAACGTCTTGATCGATAATGTTTATTTTACTCATGTATAACTCTTAATCCATAAGATAACGCATTAGTTTTTGTAAAAATACTAACATTTTCTATTTGTAACTCGAACTTATTATCGAAAGGTATATACATCGGTCCTTTGATGAGTTGATCAACATCAATCTCAAATTTTCTTATTAAAAAATCATAATCATTATTTAACGTTGCAAAAATCATAAGCATATGCGGCAATTCACCTTGAGGAAATTTTGATAAACAAAATTTCCAAACTTTAGTTTTTTCGTGCCACTCAACAACTAGATTAGTATTGATATCCGGCGTATCTTTGATCATCGTTAGTAATTTGTAATTAAAACAATATTGCTCTTTAATTATTGACACTAACTCGGTTGCACCGTCAGCTGTTTGTCCAACTCGATAGTCGCTAAACTTGTCCACCCCTGTCACCAATCTTTCATATGTTTCAGGAGATACGGTAATCTTATCCTCAAACACCGCATGAATTTCGTTTGTTACAGACAAAATATGATTGGTCTTTTTATCGTAATATACAAAGTAATTTGTTTCTAATATATCATTCATAAAAACTTTCTAATCGGTTGATTATCTCTGCTGTTAAAAAACTCGGTTCTACATAATGAAACAACTTAGACTGCTTAATGTTGCCAACTGTTAAATCACTAGGCGACCTTAAAGAACTATGAATTACATCTTGCCAACTCGAAACACTTACCGACCATCCTTGAATAGCCGGTTTCATGTGAATGAATTCTAAAGGAGATGTAATATCAACGACAGTATCACTTAACCCTAACATTTCAACTGAAATGGCAGATGCTAAATCCATGCTTAACCAATTTTGATATTCGTTAGGAGCAAATTTTGTATAACACCATTCCCAATTATTAGATACAAACTCTAATACTTTATAAAATTTAAATGCTAAATCACTTTTTTTAAAATAATGTAGAGCAAAGTATACATTAGGTAATTGATTTTCTATAAATGCTTTTCGATGAACAGTATCGTGTACAATGTCAAGTTTGTAGTTCTTAATTTGAGAACAAAATTTAAGATCATAATTACTGCAATAATCCCACCAAAGAGATATGTCTTCTAACATCAACATATCTGCATCTAAAACTATTGTTTCCTCGTAAGGTGTACAATGATAAATTTTCCAACGATTTTCAACTTTCCATTCAGAATACTTTGCGCTATCATCCCACGGAATTTGAATAATTTCGTCAAATACACTAAAATACTTTTCCGGTACCTTATCGTTTGTAATTAAAGATACCGACGAAATTTTAAGTTGAGTACATTTAATAGATAATGCCAATGCATATGCTTGTTGCACATAATTACACGATCCGGTATTCTGTGCTAATATTACAAATCCTTTAGACACCGGTACCTCCGTCGATTAATCTTAACAAACTAAATTTATTCATTGCATGTACATCAATACCTGTTGTTTTAACTGCTATATATTCACCTAGATAATCTTGTTTTTCAACTAAAAAACACATACTTTCGTTTTTGTGTTCAACTAATATGTCACGGTCTAAAATATATGTCATTTTTCCCGGAAGCTCTGATACAAACTGTCCGTTCGTTTTACCATTCATTATATGAATTGCAATACTAAATGCATAATCGTTTCTGTATAGAGCCGTATCAATATTATACAACACCCTAAAATATTCCCAATTATCTTTAATATACGAAACTAAATTAAAAACTGATTCAACAAGCTCCGATTTTCTAAAAAATATAACAGTTGCCCAATAAAAAGGTATCGAAAATTGATTAATTCTTTCAAATTCTAAAGTCGATCGCCATCCTGCTAAATCAAACCCTTGCTTGTATATTTGAAAATTTGATTCTCTATTAAATGCTTTTTTTAAAATTGAAGAATTTATGATAAAATCACTATCGACAACTAGTGTATTATCATATGGTGTTAGGTTGTATACTTGACATCGAGAGAAATTTTTCCATTCTAGTACTTTAGACGATAATGTACTATCATAAAATCGTTTATTTTGAGACAGCTCATAATAATTTACTGATATAATTTGATCAAACGGATGATTAGGATACGAATCTAACAACCAGTTAGTCGAATCTGTAATAATCGAAACTGGAATTTCTAAATATTGTTTAATTCGTTCTGCACAATATATTGCTAGTTTAACATAATCAACATTTTTATTATTTTGTGCAAATATAACAGCACCAGTACTCATAAACTAACAATATCCTCAACTCTTCGTTTTTTAGATAGGTCAGCATATTTTACAGAATAGTCATTAATTGACTCAAAATATATAGATGTAATTTCATCGAAAAATCCTTGAACATCATCGATTATAACTGGAAACTTGTTTGAATCGAGAAAAGGAATGTTTTGTGTATGTCCTAGGTCAATAACCGATTTTACAAAAGATATCAACTGAGAATCGATTTTGAATGTAGCTCCGTTAACATAATATGTTAATTTTTGATCTAATTCTTCGAGAATTATTCTTCGTTGATTTGATAATGTTGCCATATAATTTGCAACTTCAAACGCTTTTTCAATTCGTTCGTCCATACGTTCTCCTAAACTACTAATTAATTAGCAATTTAAAAAAACATCAATATTTTTTTTGATTATGTAAACGATGCAGTAATTGTCGGTAATGCTGAAGACACATTTGTGCCTGTTGCACGAACAGTTTCCACTTTGCTAGTAACTGAACCAGTTATAACCTCGTCAATTCCCCATGTAGGATCGGCAGGAGTATTTAAATCAGCAAATTGAATAGTGAATATTAAAATATTAGCCGTTGCACCGATTCTTGCATATATTCTATATACATTAGGAGAATATGCTGAACTAAGTTTTTGATAAATCAATTGATCAGATGTGGTTAACTGAGTAAACCCAATTGCAGATGCAGTTCCAGAGCCGGTAGTAGTAGTTGTAGTCCTAGAAAATGTTACAACTCCGATTGTATTAATAAGATTTTTCCATGCATCATTCTTAGTATTAGTTCCAGTAATTAGTTGGCTTGCTGTTATATCAACATATCCGCCTGCGTTAAAAAAATTTCTAGGTCTGTTAGTAGTAGAAAATGTCATAGTCACAGAATGGGTAATTGTTGCACTCCAATTTGATGAATATGTTAAATTTGATACTGTATCTCGAGATAATTGACCAGCTGCTGCTACTAATCGATCCGAAATAACATAGTCAGCCATTTGATTAAAAGATGCTCGATCAGTTTCTGTAACTTTGTTTGCAGTAGTAGGGATTTTTAAATCTTGACCAGGCACATACAAAGGGTCCGATGATTCTTTTGTTCCTACAGTAATTCCTAATTGATGTTGTCTAGCTTTTACTAAATCCGTTCTTAAATTATTCCATTGTGTTACTGAAACTTTTGCATTTGCAGAAACAGGGATACTAACTAAAGTTTGCCCGTACCCAAAAGACCCGTCAGGCAATCCAGTATTAGGATTTGTTCCTCCATCACCGAATACTGCTTGAATTTTAGATTGAATTGTATTATAATCAGTTGCAACAACTAACGTTCCTTGACCGGCCATATGTTCCCCTATTTTCCGATATATTTATTGTATCTAACTTATCCCCAACTAATTTTAATATAGCCGCCGATTCCGTTTCCGCCCGTATATACTTTCTGTGTCGACCCAATCTTTTGTGGGGCTCCTGCGCCGCCGCCGCCGGCTCCATAGCCACGGCCATCTTGCCCTTGTGTGCCTTTTCCGCCTTCTCCACCGGGCCCATAATGAGAGGTACCTGCTGTTCCTCCCCACGCAGTTCCTGCCGGTGTTTGTCCCGGATGGGCATTAGCGTTGTTTGCAACACGCTCACCAATAGTTCCGTCTTGACCTGCGGGCATTCCGCGAAGTCCACCTCTTCCTGCTGTTGACACATTACCAGTTTTCATGCCGTCATTACCTTGTAATCCACCACTAACATGAATTGTTCCGGCACTGATTGATGCATCTGGTCCCATTCTAGTATGCCAGATAATATTTGTTCCTGTTTGAATTGTTGCAGCAACACCCGAAACTCCGCCAACAGTATCTTTTCCTGAAATAATAATAGTATGTAATCCGGCAGTTAATTGCTTAACTACGGTAGGAGTCGAACTTGATTTAAATCCGCTAACTGCATTGAATATAACATTACCGTCAATCCACATTGTCATTTGATCATCACCGACACCTTTAATTGTATAATTTCCAGTAGTAGTAATATACAAATCCCATCTCATTATATTTCTTTGATATAAACCAGATAACCAAACAGCATATGATTTCATGAGGGAATTCGGCCACGGATTTTTAATAGGAGGATACGGAGTCCCTCCATATGTAACTGTTCCTATAATATCTGCGATTGTTATACTAGTTGTTTGTCCATTTCTATTGTATTCTACTTCATTCAAAGACGCTGCTCCGCCCGCTCCTACATTTATATGTATAGGTTGTCCAGGAGTTACATTGATGGTTCTTGTGATGAATCCGCCGGAACCGCCACCACCACCACCACATTGTGGATTGTCTCTCCACGAGTATCCACCAGATCCGCCACCGCCAGCCATTTCAATTAGTAAACTTGTAACTCCTGACGGTACAGTAAATGGTGCATAAGCATTTGGGCCAGGTCTAGTATATTCTATCGATGCTGCTGCTTTAACGGACGAATCAAGAACAGTAACTGAAGGACTAGTTGCTAGTATATTTTCAAGAGCTTCATCTGAATATAGTGATATTGTAAAATGTTCTTCACCTTCTAATGTTGCATCAGCAGTCATTGTTCGAGTGATAACACCTTTATTATCATTAATAATTACTTCACCGTCTAATAAATTATCAGTGAAATCAAAAGAATTAAGTCCGGGCTCAACGCCCAATGTGCTCCAATATACCTTAGTATTGTTCGGAACATTTTTACTCGAAATGTTAAATTGAACTGAATTACCTGCAGATGATAATACTGTCGGTATTGCTTGAACTCCGGCACATCCAATTGTATTGTACCAAGTCTGTATTTGAGTCGCAGTTCTCGCTATATTCCATACTCTTAAACTATTGATATAACCTTTAAAACCGGCTGTTTTACCCCTTCTGTTACCAATAAAAGTTTTATTATTGATACTATTCGATCTTAATCTATTAAGACCTGTTTTAGTCCACACAAGCGCACCGTTTATATAAATCTTTAAAACAGTATTTTCAATCACTACAGCAACATGTGTTGCAGTATTTAAAGGTGCTACTGCAACTCCTGCCGGAGGAATAATCCATCCTCCTCCGGGTAAATTAATATCCGTACCTATTCCCCAGTCAGAAGCAACCATAATTTGTCCATTAGGTCTTCTTGCGACTTCAAAATCTCTGTCATGGTTAATAATCTCTCCGCCGTACACCGAATCTTGTCCTGGACCGGTCGGATAAATCCATGCTTCTATTGTATAAGAACTGCCTGGTTTTGATGTAAGTTTTAATCCTTCTGAATCTTGTTTAACTTGTGCAAAACTTGCTGCGTTACCGTTAAACGATGCAGCGGATTTTCCGTTAATAGTAGCCCACCCAAAAGTTCCGCCGGTTGCTACTTGATTGCCACTATCAACTTTATCATTTAATGTTATTCCGTCAGCTTCGTCCATAGCCCAACAAGCAACTAATGATCCAATTGGGGAATCCATTATACTATATGTTGTATTACCAGTTACTAATTCACCTTCAACAACTTCGACAGGGAATGGCACAATTTGATATTCTGTCGGACTTAACGAAGTATCTTGAATTGTTACAGTATTGCTAGTTGCAACTACCTTTGAAAATGCTGCATCAGTTGCAAGAACCCAATTAAAAAGTTCTGTTCCTTCTGTTAAAGAATCTGCAACTATCGTATGCGTCCACTCTAAACTAGTCGAAGTAACTGAGAATGAATAATCTCCACTAATCGAAGGTCCTGATGCTTGTGTTAAATCTAAACTCGTTGCTTGAGACGACGTATCAAGTTTTAAATACAACGTAGTACCAACTGACACATTTTGCATAGTTAGGGTTGTTGTAACTGTGCCACCTTCGTTTATTGTCGACGGATTAACTTGCAACGTATATATCGGTGTTCTTGATGTATCGTTAATCGTAATACTCGGACTTTCGGCTAGTACGGTACCTGTTTTCGAATCTGATCTTACTTGCCAAACTATGTTTTCGGTGCCTTCTGTTGTCCTGTCTGCTAGCACTTCAAATGTCCACAAAGTAGGCGATTCTGTATAAACAAATTCTCTTGTAGAACTGTTAATTGTAGGGCCAGACAACTGATTTAAATCAGTTTCAGTAGCACTTCCAGAGAATGTAAGATATAATTTTTTGTTTGTTGGTATAAAGAAAGCATTTAACTCAACTGTTAATGCTCCGCCTTCATCAACATACAACGGATATGAATCTAAACTCAACGACGGAGTTAATGAAATATCTAAAATTAATAATGTTATACTAGATGCAACAACTGTACCCGAAGTTGACCCTGTTCGTAACTCCATGAAAAATACTTCGGAACCTTCTGTTGTAAGATCAGCAGTAGTAACCCTCTTAAAAGAACCTGTATTATTTTTTATTGTTACAGTACCGACTAACGTGTTATCTGTAAAATCTGCTGCTGAAATACCGGCTGTAGCTGATGTAGACCAAAATAGTGTAGTTCCGTCCGGAACTCCTGTAGTATTAACAAAAAAGGTCACGCCTTCTGGTGCGCCTTCAACTAGTATTGTTGCGTCTGGGGTGATTTCGTAAGTAGCGCCTGGCGGTATAGGATCAGTTGACAAATCTAAAATTTGAACCGGATCGCTAACTGCTAACACAGGTCCGCCAATCGAATCTGCTCTTAATTCCAAATAAAATGACTCAGTCCCTTCAGTTTTTTGATCAGCGATTGCGGCACGAGGTATTGTTGCTGTATCACTATAAATTAGTACAGAACCAGACAATACATTATCTGTAAAATCTGCTGAGGAAATACCTAAAGTGGTTGATGTTGTCCAATATAATAACGTACCATTCGGTACATCTTGTGTAGTTACAATGAAATCTACTGCTATCTGGCCTTCACCGATTGATGTAATCTGAGGTGCAATATAATAATCTGGATTGAGTGGTAATGGAGCTCCAGGGCGAGGAACTGAAACATTAGTCCCCGATGCTCTGTAAACTTGAACCGTATTTGTTAATGTTCCATCAATATTTTCATCTGTTATACCAGTATCATTATCGGCAATTTCAATAGTAAAAATAATAGCGGACCTATCATTGCCGATTCGAGCATATATAGAATACCTGTTAGCACTATATGTCCCTGAATCCGCAGTTTTTCTAAAAATCAACTCGTCAGTCGTTGGTAAATTGTAGTAACCAAATGCTGAACCTGTGCCTGTACCGGATGCAGAAGTCGAATTTAAATCAAATGTTATTGTACCCATGCTCGACAATAAATCGGACCAATTTTGATTCTTAACATTTACAGTACCGCCAACTCTGATAGCACTAAATTCTATAGTACTTCCAGTATTAAAATACCATCTTGCTGCTTCTTCACTTGCATATTGTACATCAACTGTATAAGTTAAAACATTATTCCAAGGTACTGTTCTAGTAATAACCGAAATGTTTTCTCGAGTTGCTTGATTACTAGGAGGCGTAACTAGTCGATCATTTTCTATTAATGTAATAATATCTGCAAATTTTTGAATATCGCTAGTTATCAATCTTGTAGGAAGGACTGGAGGGGTGGCTGTATAATTTGGAGCAGGAATAATAGGCGGTACATTACCCGATTCATCAACACCTGTTTGATGTTGGCGAGCTTTTAATACGTCTTCTCTTAAATTGTTCCACTGAGTGCGAGTAATAGCACTACGAGGTCTACTTTGTGAACTTTTTAAATTTTGTCCGTAACCATAATTTCCCGAACCTACACCTAAGACTTGTGCTATTCTCGATTGCAGTGAATTGTAATCAATTGAAATAATCGGTGTATATTGACCAGTCATTACGTTCCTCTATTATCCGCCCCATGAGAATGATACTGTCCCAGGTGATCCCTTTAATGATCCTATGCTGTAAGATCCGTCGGCTACAAGTTCGCCATCAAACCAAGATCCGCCAGCTTGGCCTCCTCTCCCGCCTGTATCGTAGGCCGGAGGATCAACTGATGCTCCAGCTCCTGCTCCTCGACCACCGCCTCCGGCTCCGCCACCGCCTCCATCGGCCCAGCCACAATTTTTTCCTGCACTTCCAGATCCAGAATATGGCAATCCGCCCGGAGGACTATATATACCCGGCGATCCTGCACCGTATTGGCCGGATCCGCCTCCGCCTCCGCCTCCGCCGGCAACTACTCTTATAACGCCATTATATTGTAAGACTGATGCAGCTCCACCGCCTCCGCCGGCCCCCGATGTTCCTTTCCAACCCGATGATCCGCCTCGACCGCCATCATAACCGATGCCATATGAATATCCGCCGGCTCCGCCAATTGCTGATGCTCCTGTTGCACCAGTTTGACCGGCAGATCCAACGTAAACCATAACAACTGTCCCAGGTATAACTGCCATTTCTCCGGTAACTCTTGATCCAGTCGATCCTTGTCCCGGAATATTAGATGCATCTTGACCGCCATTTCCACCGCCAGCACCTGACACATTGAATCGTAAAGCATAAACATTTGCTGGAACTGTGAATGCATGTTGACCAGCAGCATAACTAATGCTTCCTGGAGGAGTTCTTGAGGTATCATTAATAGTAACTGCATTACTTGTTGCTAATACTTCACCAGATTCAGTTGCTCTAATTCGAAGAATTACTGTTTCGTTAGATTCAGTTATTAAATCAGCTCTTGCTGATCTTTGAATTGTACCGACTCCGCTTGTTACAACGAATGACCCCGAATTTAAATTGTCAACAAAATCTGCTGCTGTCGAGGTTCCGATATTCTCCCAATAGTAAGTTCCATTTGCATCAGTAGTTGTAAACGTGAATGTAAACGCAGCTGAATTTTCATCAACGAGCGATGCAGAACTAATAATAGAATATGCCGGGGTTATAGAAGTATCATTAATAGTAACCGGTGTGCTTGTAACTACCGGAACTCCGTCTTTTTTGACTTGTATAATTATACTTTCTAAATTTTCTGTCGTTTTATCTGCTTTAACTATACGTTGGATTACTCCGGTTCCACTTGCAACAGTAAAAGTTCCTAAATTAATATTGTCAGTAAAATCGCTAGCTGTAGAAGTGCCGATATTTTCCCATTCATATGTACCATCTGCTGTTGTAGTTATAAATGTAAAGTTTACTGAGGTTCCTTCGTTAGTAACATTTGTCGAATTTACAATAGAATAAGCAGGTGTTATTGTCTGAGAACTATCGCCAATTGTAACTGTACTGCTAGTTGCTAATACCGTTCCTGTTTTTGAATTTTCTCTGATCTGCCATGTTCCAGTTTCTGTTCCTTCAGTTAATTGATCAGCTAAAATTTGATAAGTCCACACGGTCGGTGATGTCGTATAAGTAAATTCTCTAGTAGTTACATTAACCGATGGCCCATTTTGTATTAATAAATCTTGATCTGATATTGTTCCTGTATATGTTAAGTACAACGTCCTACCTGATTCGATATTTGAAGCATTTAAGGTAATAGTTAATGTTGCGCCTTCGTCAATTACTGTTGGTAAAACTGATAACGACAATGCCGGAGTTAAAGATGCATCAATAATGCTAACATTATTCGAAACTGCAAGAACTGGGCCTGATATAGAAATTGATCTAAGTTCAATATTAAAATATTCTAATCCTTCTGTATAATTATCTGCTCGTGCGATTCGATTAATAGTTCCTGTATTATTGTTTATAACAAAAGATCCAGTCGTTGTACTATCAACAAAGTCTGCTGACGAAATTCCTGCACTTCCTACAGTGGTCCAATATAGAACAGTACCGTTCGGAATGTTAGTTGTAACAATGTTAAATGTCACATTAACTCCGCCTTCAGCCATGATTGATGCAACAGAAGAAATTGCATATGTAGCAGGTAGAGGTGTCGGTGAGACTGATAAATCTTGTATTGCAATTACGGAAGATGTCGCTACAACCGGACCAGCTATCGAAGTAGTTCTAAGTTCTAAAAAGAAAGATTCTAATCCTTCAGTTAATGAGTCTTCTTTCGCTGCACGAATTACCGAAGCGGTATTATTATTAATTACAACTGATCCAGACATTATGTTGTCTACAAAATCGTTCGCCAATAGTTGTAATCCGCCGTTTGTTGTCCAATACAATGTAGTGTTGTCAGGCACATTAGTGGTTGTAATTGTAAATATAACCGCCGTACTTGCTTCGCCTATTGTTACAGTATTAGGTGTAATTAAATATGTAACATTAACTGGCGGATCAACTGGTGTTACTACAACTGTACCGCCGTCCATTTCGGATGCAACTGAAGGGCGACGATTAGAAACATTTGACCCAGATGATCGATAAATCTGTACGGTGCTAGTTAGTGTACCGTCAATGTTATCCCCTACTGAATCGTCAAAAACATCATTAAATTCTATTGTAAATACAATTTCAGATTCGATTACACCAAGTCTTGCATATATGTTATATTCGTTTAATGAATAATAAGATCCATTTCCTGCAAGTTTCTGAAATACTAATTGATTTACTTGTGTTAATCCATCATATCCTATTTGAGAACCAGTACCAGAACCAGTCGAAGTTGTTTGAGAACGAGTAAATTTAATAGTTCCCATATTAGTCAACAAGGTTGACCATGTATTGTTTTTAATCGATGCGATTCCGCCAGTTCTGCTGGCACTTATTTCAATAGCTCCACCGGCATTGAAAAAACATCTTAAACTATCTTCAGTATCAAACTCAGTAGTAACGGTATGAGTAACTACCGCATTCCATGGGGTTGTTCTAGTACCAACTGCTAAATTTTCTCTCGTTGCTTGTGTACTCGGCGGTGTAACTAGCCTATCAGTTTCAACAATAGTTAACAGACTAGAGAATGCATCATATATAGCATTCGAAATTTCTGTTTTAGCTACGACTAAATTTAAAGATGAACTTTCATCAAGCCCTGTTTGATGCTGTCTTGATTTTAAGATATCTGTTCTTAATTCATTCCATTGACTTGCAGATATAGTAGTCTTTGGAATAGTAGAAATACTCGAAACTTGTTGTCCGTACCCGTAATCCCCGTCACCTATACCTAAAACACGAGAGATCCTTCCTTGTAAATTATTAAAGTCGTTTGAGACAATGGGTGTTCTTTGACCGGCCATGTAAATCCTCTGTTATTAATTTTAGAGTATCACGCATTCAACTAATTTAACATCATGAGAATTATTTGATTCTAATGCAATAGCGAACACTCTACTATCTACAGTATTAACAATACTAGCAGTTCCATTTGATGCTGCTACTAATGAATCACCTTTATTAACTGGACCGGAAACCTTAACAGGAACTCGTCCTTTTAATGCAACATATACTCCGCCTTCTAAATCCGAATTCATCATATATGCAGGATTTTCGGAAATAACTCCAATTGCTCTTTTTCCATACGAACTTGCAGTAACTTCTTTTTCACCGCCGATTACCATAACTGTTCCAACTTCGTAATCTGCATCAGGTAAATATTTTTCTGCTAAGTCAGCATAATAAGCAGTTGTTGCAGTTCCTACAAAATACTCTGCCTTAATCGACCCAGCTGTTACGTTAATTCCGCTTATTGTTTCATCAGAGGTTGTTCTACATACAATTGTGCTAGGACTCGAAGAAGTTGATGCAGTTCTGTAAGTTCCTCCTACATTCAATTTGTCAGCTTGTGTAGCGGTTCCGTCAACAACAGTTGTAAAAATTGTTGCAAATCGTAAACTTGTAGATCCTAAATTTGTAATTAAATTGTCGCCCGGTAAAATATCCGATCCTACTAACTTTAACGGAGTTTTAGTAACTGATCCGCTAGTTGTTTTAAAAACAATTTGATCATTAATTTTATTATGAATTGTTGGGATTAAACTACTTTCGTTATAAACCCATAATCTTTGATTAGGATTACCGACAGAAAACCCAACATCTGCAAAATTAACTAAAGTACTAAAGTTAGCATTATCAGATCGGATAAAGTCGCCAACTTCTAATCCACCTAATCTATCAGAATTTGATGCTGTTCCCCAAAATCTATGATTAGTTTGTGTTACTCCTAAATCAGCATCGTTATTAGTGTTTCTTAATGTAATACCTTGCTGAACCTTTGTAAAACCAGCAATTGCATTTACTGAACTATCAAGCTCAAACATTGCATCTTTGCTAATAACAAAAATAGTGTCACTGTTTACAATAGCTTCAATAATAGAGTGAGTACCGCCTCCTGTTGCAATTGTAGCTTTAACTGTTCGTGATCTCATTTGTGTAATACCGGAACCAGCTGTTTCTGGTCCGATGACAACAAACTTTGTTCCATCCCATGCACTTAGTTGCTTGCTTACAGTATCCCACCAAAAATCGCCTTCTGTTAAACCTGAAGGCGGTTCTGAGCCAATTTCGGCTCCTCCGGTAGTTCTAAATTGATCTCCATCAAAGAATTTTAATTTGCTGTTTCCGCTATCAAACCAAATCTGCCCTGCAATAGGACGGTCTGGTTGGCTAATACTTGCAAAATTTTCTAGCAAATACACTAAATTTTCATTTTGTGCTTCACCATAACCGGCATAATTTTTTCCGATTAATTTGATATCTAGAGTAGTATTGATGGTTCCATCTTCAACTACTGTTAGTTGATCTCCATTATATTTGTTAATAATATATGACATCTTGGTAATTCCTTAGTTCTAGTGTATTTATGCTGTTTTAAATTATAAAGTGAGCTGGTAAGTCCATACTCCGGATAACAATGAAAATTCTCTAATAGAAACTATGCTTGTACTTGTATCTGTACAAACTACTCTACAAACTGGAGAAGATAATGTAAGTTCTGCCGGAGGAAATATTTTATTTAGATAGACCGTAGCAATATCACTATTTGACAACCCTGTTATATCTAAAGAAATCGCTAACGGTTTTTCTTGAATCTGTTGTTTTAGTTTGTAAAAATTAACTGCGTCAGTATCGGCTATCGGATCCGACAAACTTGTAATTCTCGATGATACAACATCAACTGATCCAGTGCCTTTTGGTTTGAGATAAATATCCCCATTAGTTTGTGCAATATTTTGAAAACTAATAGTATTATCGTTAATGTTGATATTATCAACTTGAAGATTTAATAATGTTCCGATGCTCGATAGCCCAGGTGCTGATTCAACAGAACTGCCAAGGCTAGTATAACTTAATACTTCGAACCCGTTAATTTTGTATGATTTAGCAGATGCTAAATTAATGGATTCTGAAGAATTCCAACTTAGTGATGAAAGGTCCCATTTAAAATCCTTATCTCCTTCGACTCCGCCTAATACTCGAATTCCGCCACCATTTGCTGTATCATTTAACGGAACATCAACTTTTGATAATTCAATTAACTTATCTTTAATTTCTAAATTAGTAGTATTAATACTTGTTAACGTTCCCTTTACTGTTAGACTACCTTGAATAACAGCATCTCCATTAACATCTAATGTTGCAGTAGGTGCATTAGTAAAAATACCTACATATTGATTTGTAGTATTAACAAAAATACTCGGTAATAACTGTCCATTATGTAATACATTGATTTTAACGTTCTGGTCTGCTCTGTTGGCGTTTAATTCGAATGCTAACGAGTCAATGCGTATCTCATTTTCGCTATTAGCACCTAAAATTAAAGGCTTTTCATTTTGAATTGTAATTGTTCCAGTAGTAGCCGAGTTGTCAGTTGAATATAAAAAATCTTCCGCTGTTCGAAGATTCATATACGAATCAATCAATGCCGACGCAGATTCTACCGGAACATGGAATTTAATTCCGGAATGGGTTCCTACGTTAAACCCAACTTCAATTGTTCCGCTGAATCCAGCAATTGCAGTGGCAGGAGTAAAAGCGTCTTTACTAAAAATTCCAATTAAGGTTTTTGCTACATATAAAGATACAACATTTCTACTAATTCCATTAGTATCTAATATAGTAGTCGTCTGAAACCCTGATAATCCTTGATCTTCTGTATAAACTGGTCCTACTAGCATTGTAGACAAGCCGTCATTAAAGTATAACTGGCGCCGTCTACTATCGATCCATAAATCACCTTGAGAAATAGAACTAGGAACAACCGGCGAAAGTATTGTTCCACCGCTCACTTTAAATCCAGTTCCGTCATATACTTTTAATCTGCCTTCGCTTGTATCATACCATAGTTGACCTAAAATAGGATTTTGTGGTTGATTAGTATTTGCAAAGTTTTCAAGAAGTTTAACCATATTTTCATTTAGGAACTCTCCAAATGAACTTGAGTTCTTCCCAATTAATGTAATATCGGTAGATGTTTGATCTATTGTACCATCGACTACTTCTGTTAAAATTGACCCATCTGTTCTGTTTATGATATAACTCATTATAATACACCAGTAAATATGATATAATTGATAGTCTGGTAAGGATTCATAGTTGTGAATGCTTGGCCAAGAACTGGGGATCTTACACCGCCAGTTCTTGGAATTCCTTGACTAGTTGTTGCTCCTGCACTAAATCCTGCTTGGCTAGTTGAATTCGGATCTGCTGCTGGGTTTGGCAAACTACCTGCATAATATTCTGCTTGTTCTGTTGCAAAGCTGTGGTTGTGATCAGGAAGATTTGATAAACTCAATGTTTGATATTCAGATCCGTTTGCTGATCCTACATTGTCTGCTGTTACATCAGTAACTCTGTTTGCCGGGCTACTGCTTGGATTAGACCCGTTTCTATTTCCTCCCGCATTAACAATATTTCCGTCACCTGTTACCACAGTTAACTCATTGTCCATACTGTCTTTACCTAACGGGAACCTACCTCTTAAATCTGGTAGTGCAAAAGTTCCAATTCCAACTAACAATGTAACGTCTCTATATGTATATCCTATAATATTAAATAGTTCAACATAAGTTGATATTAATACTTCACTACCGTCACATAACAAATAACCAGTCGGAGCCGATCTTCCTGCATAAGGAAAAATTGCACCGACAGGAACAGTTGGAATATTTGAAATAATTGTTTGTTTAGAAATCCTTCTAACACCAGTACCAACATTTGAAGAACGATATATTAAAAATTGATCGTCTAACAACGAATCAGTTACTAGTGTTTTACTAGTGATTAAGTCTTGACTAATTGATGTTTCAAGAATTAGTGTTCCGTCTTGTGTTTGACCGTTAAATGCAACTGAATTACTAGTTACATCTCCAATTAAACTAAATGTTGTAGGACTAGCAAGTTTTGCAGCTGATCCAGTAATATCACCTACTAAATTACCAATTACTGTTCCAGTAAAACTACCTTTAAATGATTCTGCATAAACATTTCTAAATGTTTTAGTTTCTGATCCAATGTCGTATAAAGGAGGATTTGTTAAACTAGTTGTATATCCAGGCAATATTACGCTTCCAGCAGTTGGTAATAACGTATTAGAATCTAAATTATTAATTACAATTGTTTCGTTAAATGATACTGCGCCGTTAAAATCTGCACTAGATCCAACCGTAATAGTTCCTGTTAACTCTAAGTCTCCGCCGATAGTAGCTGAACCAGATGCAATCACATTTCCTAACACATCAAGTTCTGCTTGAGGATTTGTATTGTTATTACCAATACCAACTTTAGACAATGCATCTATATGCATTACCGTTGAAGTGCCATTGTCGTTTGTAACAATGAATTCAAAACTTTTTCCAGCGGTTTTTGAATTAAAATTAGTAGTAGTTTCCCCAATGCTAATGTTAAAACTTAAATCACTGCCGATACTAAGACCAGTTTCAGATCTAATAATTAACGGAACGTTCATCGGAACGGTTGCATCTGATCTTAAAAAATTAGAAGATACTACCGAGGATCCATTAATAATTAACGAATCTGCGCCGCTTGATGTTCCCCAAAATTTTGGGGAGAATAAGTCCGGAACTGAAGTTCTTGATGTTAAATTTACTCCTCGGCGAACAACACTAAACCCCGGAATAGTAGTTTTTGGTGTGAATTCAGAATCACTAACAATTGTTATTCGTTCATTGTTTGCATAAAGTACTACAACTGGATGGTCGTTATTACTAATATCTGTTAGTACTTCAACTTCGGGCCCAGTCTTTAATCCTTCGCTAAATTGAGGTCCTATTAAAATCCAAGTCGACCCTGAAAAAATATAAAGCTGTTGATTGTCGGTATCTACCCATAAATCACCAGTTAAGCTATTTGATACTAACGGTGCTACTGTTGCTTTTTTAATCGATCCTGTAGGAATCCATGTTGTTCCGTCGAATACCTTAAGCAAATTAACATTTGTAGTATTATCATACCATAATTGGCCTTCGACTGGATTAGATGGAGGTAAGTTTTTTGCAAAATTTTCAAGAAGATGTAAAAAGTTTTCTGCAACAACAGGCGCCCATCCTGAATAATTTTTACCGACGAATGTTAGAGATGTTTGCTGATTTAAAGTCAAATCTTCAACTGTAATAGCAGGTTTTGAAGGATCTGTAAATTCTGTAAATTTAACTTGATACGACATATTATACTCCTACTAAACCAGTTAATGTTTGAATACGAACTGTATAATCAATTTGTATTAATCGATTAAGAGATTTTTGTACTGGATGGAACACTACATGAGTTAACAATAATCCTGTTCCGGTTGAGCTAAATGATCTCAATCCTAATTCATCAAAGACATATGCTGATTCACTATTGTTTGTAGTATCGTATGCATTTTGCCCGGAAGGTTCGCCATAATCTAGTAAGCATGTTACAAAAATGTCAGTATAGTTTGTTCCTGTAACATGTCGAGTTTCAATAAAATTTCTAGTTGGATCGGTATTACTCGATCGATCGTCAACTACTTTAGAGTAGGTTTCATTATATAAACTTGCATTAGATCCTGAACTGTTCGGAGTCAAATAAGTAATAATTCCGGTAGGATCAATTGTTGTTCCTCCGTTACCAAAAACCATTTGATTTACAAATCCTTGACCGCTATTGCTAATGCTTTGGGCTAACGCAATGCTCATATTTTCATAATGAATTGCATTCCGTTTGTTAACATATTCTATCTGTTCAACAGGGTCATAAATTTTAATATGCCCTTCGATGTGAACTCCTGTTATGTCTTTATAGTTCATAATGCTCTCTCTGTATCTTTATATTTATCAAGTGTTATTAAGTACTAGTTTAACTATTGTTTTATTATAGAATACCAAGATCCTGGAACAGATCTTATAAATTCTGCTACTTTAGATGGATTTTCTCTTATGTTTGTCGAGCTGCCCCATTCTACTCCTGTTCTTTTTACTACCGTAACTAGTGTTCCCGGATCTAAAACATTCGTTAATCGAATTTGCTTTGAGTATCCATTTACCGAAAAGTCAGGATCAAATTGGACATCACCAGTTGTACTATATGGATGTTTGTTAACATCATGTATCTTGTACGGCGCTTTCTTTAATCTGATATTTCCGACAAAGAATTTCCATTTTGTCATGTCATCTTTGAATAACGAACTGCTTGTATGATCTTCCGCACATCTGTATGTGTAAGATCCCACCTTAACAATATCATTTTCTTTATAAGGGGTACTCGAAGACCATGCAACACTATCATTGTATCCCCCAACGAATACTTCTATTTCATCAGATTGGTCATAGAACTGCGGTATAGTGCTATTAAATGATGTATCAAATTCCCAATTACCTGCTACCTTAACTGGTACAAAATTAATATCAACAAAATGTGTGCCATCAGCAACATGTTGTGAAACTACAGTTTTGTCTAGATAAGGTAATGTTTCACTAGGCCCGATATCTTGAACAATAGCACCAGTTTTATGAACTGTAGGGCAGCCTGTTCCTAACGTGCTTCTTCTTAATTGACCTAACGTATTTCCTTCAATTTTGAAGAACTCTATTCTTTCTCCACGAATTTCGATAATGCCGGGTTTATTTTTTCCTGGCTGAGGCAATTCTAATATCGATGCATCTTCAACTTCAATTGTTGTATCACTAAACTTAAGATCCTTAGTTAACTTAGTAATTTTATTTTGATTCAATCTCTTATAATGAACGCGATTCAACATGTCTTTAAATTGCATATATGATATTGTTTGGAATTCAAGATTACTGCCAAAAGTTATTACTTCGTAGTTGTCAGCTAATGTTCTATCTTCCAATAATGTAATAGTTTTTCTATCAGTTTTAAGTTTAAAATCAACACTCGGTGTTAGAATGCTTCCATTTTTTGTTACCCAAACATAGCTGTCATTTAGCACAGCTCTGTCTAATATAATTTCATTACTATAATTTCCTGCTTCGTTAAAGTATTCAACTTTATTTTCTGCTACTTTAACAGTTGTTCTATGCATATCTAATGATGTGTGGTTATATGAAGTTATTACTTCGATTACATCAGGAGAACTATATGTTTGATCGAATACAATAGTTGGAATTCCTGCCGGCTCACTATATGTGTAACCATTCTTTAATGTAACTGTTAATACATTTCCAGAATACTTGTTGTATACATTTCGTGTAATTTTAATTACAACTCCAGAAAGATCTACTGTATAATCTAACCCTAATACTAATTCGTCTCCATCTGCATACACTATAAAATCAGAAATACTAGCAGAATATGGAGGGACCTTTGATTGATTTAAACTATAATTTAATCTATTACTTTTAATATCAAAGTAACTGTTATTTGGTCCTGTTAAGAAAGAATCGTTAATTCTAATTAACATGCTATTTTCAATAGGCAATGATGTACCTGATATATTAGTTAATGTATAGGTATCGGAACCATTTGCTAATATACGCTGTGTCTTAGTAATCGAAACTGTTTGTTCGATAACATTTGTTACGATATAAGTTATAATCGATCCTTCTACAGGCGGAGAAGAAACTCTAAATGAAAGATAATCGCCGTTATCAAATATCGACGCATCCGTTGGGGTTCCATCTACATATACTATTCCACTAAAAGTTGAATCATATGCTACATCGGACACAAATACCGTGTCAACTCCGTTAGAAATTATACTATTAAGTTCTAAAATTCCATACCCGTTATATCCAAATGTAAAAATCGAAATAATGCTACCTAAAGCAGGAGCAGTAATGAATTTAATCGAATTAGTTTGAATGTCTGCTATATAATCTTCGTTAATTGATAATATCAACTGACTACTACCATCGATAACTTTTACTATCGTAGATTGACTACTATTCATTGGTATCGACATTACATAATCAAGTTGAGTGCCGTTTGACACAAAATTGTCAACTTTTACATTAGCTTGTACATTTAATGCCCTATCAAATACTTTAATCCCTACTGCATCAACTACTTGTCCCGGAACTACTTCTTCAGTAGCAGGGCTTGTTGTAGCAGTAACAAAATCGTCACCATCGATAATAATATCATCAGCAGCTATACCTAATGCAGTAGAATATGTTAAGTCGCCGCCACTAAGAGCAGTATCATATTCACTTTCGACCGGATTCCTTGATCCGTCACTTGTGCTTTTACGAATAGTAATAATATCGCCATTGTTAATAGTAAATGTAAGAGGGATAGACACTTGATTCGAAGTACCATTTGCTATCACTGTTGCCATAATTGCATCATCATTAGTCTGTTCTGGTGTGCCATAATCAAGATCATCTAATCTTATAGTTTGCAAATAGCCGTCAACTTCAATAGTCATTCCTGTCGGTATCGGTTGAGTTAAAACAACTTTTTTCGGAGAGAACGAGCTGATTCCATTGAATTTGTCTAGTTGTCTCGAAAATTTAACCTCATCTCCTAATGAAATATCTGAATATATAGGTTGATTTAATTTTACAATGTTAGTGCTAACTACTTCTAATACCGTTGTATTGAAATTAAAGATACCATAAACAATTGTTTGAATGCCAGTTTCTGTTTTTATAATATCAAAAACTGAACCACCTGTAGTCTGGCTTACGGTTATTGTTGTGTTATTTTCAATAGTTAAAATATAATACATACCTTCAACTAGACCGCCAATACTTGCACCATGCACATATATCGGCATATCTTCTTTAAGATTAGTGGTTTCTGTAACTGTAATATAGTTACTATCCTTGTTCGTTCCGGTTATTAATATTCTACCTACTGAACCAAAATTAGTCATGTCTGTAACAACATCACCAACTTGTATATTTGTTGTATCGTCAATGTACAACAAATTCGATCCGGCAATATTTGCAGAGACATTTATCGGTGTAACAATGCTAGCAATTTTACTAATAGACACTGACGGAGTTTCTGCATATAAGTTAAAATCATATTCTGTCTGTTGGCCGTCAGACACATAAGATGTTATTTCTTTTTCTGCATAATAAACATTTAATTTAGTGCCTTGATCAGGTGTATACGGTAAAGTAAAATCATGAGTGTTTCCTGCAACTTTAACAATATAGTCGTCAAACTCAGAATCATAATTATCCCAAGATTCTGATGAATATAACGATGAGCCCCATCCACCAGTTGATTCAAAACCTAATCCAGTGACAATTACTCCGCCATAATCTACTCCAGTCATTAACTGTGATAAATCGTTGCCTAACCCGCCAGATTCCGGTGTGTAATAATATTGAATTCTATCTGCCGCAGATAAAAGGTCCCAATCTTTCCTATACTTTACTATTATAGTACTTCCATTCTTCGGAGCTTCAGAAAAAGTTACTGTTCCAAAATATTTTGTTTCGCCATTAACTTTATTTTTAGTTGTCTTTAATGTGTATAAATCACGTAGTACATCAACTCCATCAATCGAAACACTAGATAACCCTATTCTAATATCCGGGCCCCAAGTTAATGCATACTGAACATTTCCGTTACTAATAAAAGTTTCGGTTTCTTCAAGCTGAGCAATTAAAGGAGTATTTGAAATTCGATCAAATTTCATTTTTATCGTGTTAGTTCTAACTAAACTGTCTCCAATAATAGAAACAGCCCTTGCCGGAGATCCCTCTGCAGATATCCCTCCTTCAATATAGATTGTAGGTGCTGAAAGATATCCTTTTCCAGGATTAATTATTACAATTCTGCTTAATTTACCATTAGTAATAAATGCAGAAACTGTTGCTGTTTCACTACACTTTCCAACAACTCTAACTACCGGACGATTAATATATCCAGATCCGCCGTCAATAATCTTAATTGCTGTTACTGAGAAACCTACATTATCTAGCCAAAATTTCCAAGGGTATTGTTGAACTTCTGGATTACTGATGTTGAATACATCATTTGTAACTATCGCTGATATTATATTTTCGTCATCGATAGGCGGTAAGTCAAAGTCAGTTACTGCGGTCGATGTTACATCGGTGTTAAGATAAGAACTTACGTATTCTCTAATTTGTGTTCTATAAGGCTTAACTTCGGAAATATAATCTTCAAAATTTTGAAGATTGTCATTTTTATACGTTACTGCTTGATGTAATTGTCCTACATTATGTTGAGCTTTGACAAAACTAGTTTTAAAAATCCAATCTACATATACTTGTTCGCTCAACGCATATCTTACACTAGTAAAGAATAGATTTAAATAATCTAATTTTAAATCGTCTACGAAAATTTTGTCTTTTAAAGAATTAAGTATAATTCTCAATTCATTTGAGGCGCCATTATCAAATACTCCGCCGTCGTATAACAATCCGTCGTACCCTACAACTGAATTAGTAAACTCATATAATGTCGAACTTAATTGTATTGTACCGTTTTGTATACCAACAACTTTATACGATTGTGTCCAATCATATGAAGACGATTCTGCATATTTTCTAAGTAATGTCCAATTACCTTGATCAGCAACCCGAACTTTTATTAATTCTCCAATTTCATCTTCTAAATTAACAAGATCAGAATATGTGTCAACTGCATGATTAATTATACTAAACTGATTAACATCGGTAGCATACCAATCAATATAATTCCAATATTTTGTTGTATTATATGTCTGAGATGTTGATCTTGACCAAGTTCTAGTTTCTTTATCAAAAGAGTATATACTCCACACATTTCCTGCTTCTGAATCGCTATGAACTAATACTGAATAATTTCTTACAGTTAGAACGGTATTATCGTCATAACCCTGGCCTGAAGATATGACCTCATATCCGATAAATCTGCCTAAGGAGTCAATTTTAGACCGAATACTTGCTCCTTTACCCGATCCATAAACTTCGATATACGGAGCAGTTACATATCCTCTTCCCGATGATACAATGTTAACACCGGTCACTCTTCCATCTACAATAATCGGAGTTAGTACAGGCTTTGAATATAAATTTAATACTTCAAATCTTAATTCTTTTTCAGTATCTCTTACAGTATCATATAATCCTCTAATAATATTCGGTTCAGGATCAAATGACTTTAATGAAGAGATATCTCGAATTTTAGCAATCATATTGTTCTTTAAAACAATGTTTGCTTGTTCAATTAGTTGTTTCAATGCTTCAAATCTGTTAACAAACATAGTTTGCATAGGTCTGTTTTCAATACCGTATCTTAGTTTGAACGGAATGCTTAGGTCCGGAACTTTTCGACCTTCAATATCTTTCCCGCATAAACTATCAATCCATTTAGATTCAACTTCGTTCGGTATATTCGTCGATATGCTATTGCTAATTAATTTCCATTGAGAATGTATATTTTGTTCTTTTGCATCAACAGTCCAGTATTCAACTGAAAGAACAACATCTGTAGAACTTAATAAATTCTTGACATTAACTAAACTAAATGAGTTGCTTCCAGTCAATGCAAGATACTGATACCCTTCTCCTCTCGGATTAGCGATTAAATTTGCAACCGAACTTGCAGCGAGCTTTCTTCCGATAACATTCGGGATCGTCTTTTTGTTCTTTACCCAATAATAATAGGTATTTCTAAATGTTCGACTTATATTGTCATATCGACGTCTTAAACTATAAACAGTATCACCGTACAACGAAGTACCACTAATACCTAAAGATAATCCTACTTCAGTATCAGCGTCAGCATCCCATTCTGATGGAAGTAGTGAAGTTTCAACCCATTCGTAAATATCAACCGATGCACCTATTGCTAAAGTATTCCAATTGCTATTTCTATATACAATATCATTATCATAACTATTGATAAATTTAACTGTTCTTAAATCCCACCATAATGCACCGACTTGATCAGTTGACCATGCTACACCCTCGTCAACATTAACTTGAGAGTTACCAGTTGAATAAGTAGCCGGATCATAAAATGACTTGTACTTGATTTCTTGATCAGCAATTCCCGGGTATTTTCCTTGAGAAGGATCAATTACATCAAGATATGTAATTAGATCATTCGTCTTTTTGTTATATAAAAATGCTTGTTTAATTTTATAAACATCCGGTTTATCTATAATTGTATGATTAATTGTCCAGCTGTATTGTCCCGGAGTCTTGATATATTGATAAACTTTTCCTTCGTTTGAATATTGATTTGATACATATGGAGCTCCTACGAATATGCTATTATCACATACCGCAATGCTAGCTCCATAGCTATCACGTTCAACGTTAGAATTTTTAAGGCTTTCGCTGTATACCCATAAAACATCGTAACGATCGTAAACATCAACTCTACCACTATCGATATAATTTGTAACAAATGCGGTTGAATTATTATCAAAGGTTGTAGTATTAGAATCAAATGTTAAAGGTATAACACTATCTGCATTAGAACTAAAGATGATTAATGTCTTTGAATCGTTAGCAAAAAATAACTTATTTCCAAAGTCTTGCGAAGGTTCTGGAGCTCTGTTTGCAATTCTTTGATATTGTTGGTATTCGTTAAGCGTACTATCGTAACTATAAACGTAAACAACCCCTTCTGCTAAAAACTCTCCTTGCGCTTTTACATCAGAAATTGCAATGTAATCACCGGTATTAGAAACTGCTACGCCTCTACCAAAATACGGATGTACCCTTGAGCCAGTGATTTCTTGTATTAAAGAATAAACACCATTAGATTTCTTATAAACAAACACTCTTCCATCTTGGCTAGGAGAAGTGATAACCAATGTCGAATAATCAGAACTAATTACTACGTCTTTTCCAAAATAACTATTTTCTTCGGTTCCTTCTAATTCAAAAGATCGATTATATTTCCACCCAGTTGTTATAAATTCTATAATCCCGTCCGGTTGGCTATCTGGGTTGTTACTAATTAATAGGGTTGTATCATCTACAATATTAATTACAGTTTGTGATGAGATAAATCCAACACCCGACAGTTTCATCCCAACTTTAATCTTGTCAGTATTAGATACTTTTAATGTTGTTCCTGTACTACCGTTTGGATTATAGAACGCAGTTACTTGTACTGTATCAGCATAAACTAAATTATATACTTTTCCGGCATTATTTTCAGTTGTAGCTGTAACAAATAATTCATTATTACCAAACGATATTGACGATCCAAATTGTTCGTTGTTTGACGGTACGGGACTAATAATAGTATTAACTAATGTGTAAATGTTATTGATATCTTTTTCGTATATAGAAATTACACCTTGGTTATAAAGAGATGATGCAAACCCGGTATCCTCCACAGGAATATAAGGAATTTTTTCCCAAAAACTTGTATTAGCGTCCGGGCTAGTAAATCTTGGTACATCGGTTAATGCTCTATAATAGGTTAACTCTAATACTACAATATCATCTTCTAAATACTCAATATTTGGATTGTAATCGCCGTTAAATTTACTTTCAACATTACCTACTTCCGGAGAGCCGGTTGCTAACCAACGTTCGTCAGGCGAAATAGCAACAACTTTAGCAATAGACGATAGCGGATTCAATGAGTTGCCTTCAATGTCGCTGCAAAGATAAGGAGGTAATATTACTTGTCGTTGAGTCCACGGCCTTGTTAACGACGCCTTATCGAAAATTAAAACTTCACCTGCTGCTGTAGAGATTGCAATTAAATTACCTCTAATATTAACACTAATATCTCGTCCATAATATCCGTTCGGCAACGGATCAAAATTAACAATTTCGTCACCAGTGTAAACAGGTGAGTACACCCAACTCGATGTTCTCCCTTGCCCGTCATCGTCAGTCCACACTAATTCAGAATCTTTTAATTTTCTCGGAAGTACTCCGTTAATTGTATTAATTGATATCGCTCTTTGAGATTTAAAGTTATAAACAATAATAGTATTATACTCAGAAAAATCTTCTTGATCTTGTAGGTCAGGAGCCGAAACTATAACGGTGTTTAGTTCTACAGAAATAACTTTATAGAATCCATTTAAATCAGTAGTTTGGTCAATTCCAATGTACGACCCTTCGTTAATTTGAACTAATGAATCTGTGGTGATAGTCATTTGGCCATTAGCTACTATGACATTGGTTATATTTAAATTAATGTTTGTATATCTATAAACATTCCATCTAAAAGATTCAAATGTACACCAAACATAATCGCCATCAGTAAATTCATCAACATTGTAATTAACAATGTCATCGATACTTTTTAAAGTAAGTAAGACTTCGTCAGTTCTAACATACCCAGAAGATCTTAAAAATACATTTTCTTTTTCTAGTATCGGCCAAGGATTAGAATTGTACCCTAATGGTTTTAAATAAATCTGGCTTGGATTTTGTCTAATAATAAAATCAGTTTTTGTAGTATCAACTACTGTCACTAATTCAAAACCTTGAGGATTATTTTTAAATAACGACTCGTCTAAATTAAATTCAATAGTTTCAAATGCTGCACTAGCTCCGTACTGTCCAACTCTTAGAGCCCATTCTTCATAAAAATCTATGCTTTCTTGTCCATCTGAACTTAATACATCAAATAACTTGTTTAGTACGTTAGTTGTTCCTTTTTCTGTAATCATTCCTTGATAGAACTTAAACTCACTCACATCATTTTGTATAATATTTTCTAAATATTGTCTCTTTTGATATCCTATAAGATGCTGAGCCATTTTTTGTTGGCCGATATCAAAATTATCACTGTCTAAATCATAAAAGTCAGTAAATTGTGCTGCTTTATATGACCAATTTGGTAATAAGCTCGGTGTTGGTTTTTCATCTAACTTAACCCAATCCGAAGGATTAAAAGTTTGAGATCCGGCTGTTGCAGTTAACGAACTGTAGTAGAATTGTTTAAATTTAACAATATCTCCTAACGCATAAGATGTCCATGATTGCCAATCGTTGACTTTTGCTTGATCGAATATAAAACCTGGCACATTGAACGAGCCATTCCAACTGTTACTTACATAACCTGCAACCTTAATACGATCTTGTTTATACCCAGTTACTGGACTGTAAATAACATCGTTAAACATAGTAGTGTTATCTAAAATTACTACATGTTCATCTTGTACTAAGAAGAAACTTGCTCCATAAATTCCGTCTTCTGTTGAAGGAATATATGATACCGAATTATCTTCTCTATAAGAATTTAAGAATTGAGACGATATTGGGGTTCCATCGACTCTAAATATTTCATATCCATTAAATGCATCATTTATATCATCGACTACTGTTAAATTAAGATCAAAGGTAATCTTAGCTGCTGCCGGACTCAATGATATAACCGAGCTTCCTACTGAACTCAACCCGTCAATTTTTACATATGCATCATAATCAAAAGTAGCAGACGGTGGAACTGTTCTAATAGCTCGATAATAATCACCATTGTATCGCACAATAGATCCAAATCTTACTACTAAATTAGAATCCCATTCTTCCCACTTGTCTTGTCCTGCAGACCACTTTTGTGTGGTCCAGAACATAAACTCTTTCGCACTCGAATCCCAGTTTTTTACAGTTTCAGATATGCCGCTAAATTCATCAAATTCAAATCCTTGGTCCGATAACCATTCCCCGTATCCTAATAAGAAATCAACAACATCTTGTACTGTTTCAAATACAGTACCATATGGAACAATAGAGTTAAAAGTTTTATTCCACTGTCTTCTAAATAATGCAGATACTCCGCCTATTATCGGTAAAGAATTTAATACAGTAAAATACAATGGCTCAAACTCATCTTTTGCAGTATGTGTTGTTTTTACTCTGTAATATTTTTGATTAAAAAATACAATTTTTTGTTCTGCATACTGTTGTCTCGGAGCCCAAGTTGTATAGCTTTCAGAGATTCCGCCTACATTAACTGTAACTCCCGGACTAAACGGAAGATATTCATACCTTGTAAAAAATGGTGATGTTCGATTGTATCCTTTAACTTCAAAACCGGTTGAAAGTTTTGTAATGATGACACCACTATAATCGATCTTCTTAATCGGAGATGATCGATTAACAATTATCTTATAGTTCTCTTGAGGTACAAATACGCTTCCTGAAGATGTTGGATTTTTAGAATCAAGTAATAAATTAAACTTTTCTTTACTAGTAAACGATCCAACACGATAACTTAAACAACTTGCAATATTAGTTAAATCATATTTGTACTGAGAATATGATTTTAAATTATCACTTAGAATATAATTTACAATATAATTTATTATGCCCGATGTTTGCAGTCTAGTATCACTCGAATATATACTCGGAAGTTGTATATCTTTTGGTGTTATTCTTAAATTAGTATCTTTATACACTAACTGCCCGGTTAAGTCACGAACAATGCGAGATCTATCTAATAATACTCCAAATGTTTTACTTGGCGTTAATAGAATTGATGCAATTAATACACTAAACGGATAGAAAGAGCTGCGTCTCCATGAAGATTCAACCGGAGATACATCACCGAATACAAAATCATTCTCAACAACTCCGGTAATAATACCGATTGCAAGTCCAGAGTCTCTCGGGCTTAATAAGTTGCCATCATTATCGACTGGAATTCTATCAATAATAAACGGCTTAGCGTATTTTTCATTTTTTATAATAGGCTTATTCGGTTCTCGAATTATACCATCTTTAATATCATTCCACAGAATTAAATTGTCGCTAGTATATGGAGCAATACCATATACTTCTGTCCACCAAATTGGTTCTTCAGTAAATCCTAGCATTTCCCAAGGACATACATTTGGTCTGTCCGAGTCTAAAAGCCATCGATAAATTCCTCTCCAATAACCGGGTGTTTCAGTACCGTTCGGTGCAGCTTGACCTCGATAATTAAAAGTAAATGAATTGTTCTCGTCATAACTTAGCGGTTTAGTAAAATCTCGATCAATTAGCCCTAACCACTTGTAAAAACTCGGTGATAATACCTTATTAAATTCTGATAAGCTATAAGGAGTTGTTCGATTATAACTAGGTATTACGTCATTAATATCATATATGTCTGGATTATATTCTACTTTAATATTGTTGTAAATTCGTTTTTCTAATTCTAAAATTAATTCATCTCGATAATCACCGTATGCTAATACTTGGCTACCATCATGACCTTGTATCATAATTTGAGGGGTTACATAAGATGTATCGAGATAAGTCTTTGGTTCATACTTTGGCCAAATACCTAACTTTGTCGGTGTTTCAGGAACAAAAGAACCATCAGTACTTTCATATTCATATATAACAATTTTATCGTCATTTTTAAGGGTAGCGGATATAACTACAAATCCTTGATTATTAAAAGTATAATCTCTTCCATGCAATAATTGCGTGTCATTTAAATATACGCCAACAGCATTAGTTGATAATTTTGATAAATCAAAAACTGTCTTTAACGGATAATAGATGTTTCGATAGTCTATAACCGTGAATGTAGTCTTTTGTTTAGCACTAAACGGAACCATATCACTAAAATAATAAGGTGCGTTAGTTGGCTTATTTTTATTAATTTCATGTAATATTAAGTCAACATGCGTTACTGTGTCAGTATCTACTCCTAGAGAATTTGCAACTGTAATGAAATTCTTCTTAAAAATATTATAATCTTCTCTTGATTTTTCTATTGCTCGAACAATATTATGAGTTTTAGAAGTAATATGATATAAAGATAAACTAGCTGGTCCACTGTGTTGAACAAATCTAGTTCCATATTGAGTTGCATTTCCTAGGTCTCTTAAATTTCCATTACCTGGATAAGTACCTGTAAATTCTAACTCTGTAGCGTCAACAATTGTTGAAACGTGATCAATAACTTCCCCTAATGTAAAATCGTTTATTGTTCCGTTTAACGGATTATTTTGAAGATTGATCGGAATCTCATAATGACCTTTTGAATTAATAGGTTGCTTGGCATACGCTTTGATCGATAATACATCTTCAGCACTAAGATCAGTTTCAAGAATGATAATCTTTCTTATCGGTAGTAAAGTATCAACAGTTGTTTCAGTTGCAATGTACCATAACTCGTCCGATAATCTCTTTCCATTAACATACGCCTTTACTACAAGATCATCAAGATCATCTAAATTATCAAAAATATCTAAGGTAAAATTGTTAAGAATTTGGGAGTCTTTATAGATACGAATAGCCGCTTGAGTACGTGTAAGATTATTTTTTTGCCAACCGTTTACATATTCAACTTGTCCTAATTGAACTGTTCTTAACAAATACCCAACACTTATCTTTTTATTTTTTATAACCGATGCTTCTTCGTATTCCATTGTATCAGTAGCAAGGGTAAAGTTAAAAACTATGTCCCCAACGTTATTGATTGTTCGATATGATAGTGGAAATCCTAATATAGAATCATTTGTTCCAGTTCCGACTTTATACGAAAATATTTCTGTACCATTAAATGTGGTACCAGGATATGCTATTTCATCAGAATAACTATCGCCGTTACTATCAAAAATATCAAACTTTGGCGGTTGATTTAACGTTAACTTTTGTTGAGTTTTGATCCACGCTGAGCCATTGAACCAATAAGACAATCCTTGATTTTCTTTGCCCGCGTGAATTAATGCTACATGTCCGTACGCTGGATTAACAACTTCAACTAAATGAATTTGTCTACTTGTTGTTTCATAAACTGAAAATGCAGTCATTGATCCTAATGCATCGATCTGCTGTAAAATTTCACCGTTCACTGATCCAGAAATAGTAATAGATGTACTATTAAGAATTCCTAAAATATAATAAGTTTTATCCGGAATAATATTACCAAAAGCAATACCAGAGAATCTAATAGGTTGACCAACTTCCATATTTTGAGTAGAACTAACTATGACTGTATTTCCTAACATAGTTGTTCCTGTAACCGGAACAGTTAATTTTTTAGTTTGAGTAGCACGAATGACATCTACCATTTCTACTTCAAAGACTTTGTTCTTAACTAACACATCGGAGTCATTAGTAAAAATAATCTTATGCCCATTTACTAAGTCAATGCCGTCGACATTATAACCGAACGACCCTTCTATCATCGAAAATGCGTCAGTTGTATATGTGTCGATTAAATCAATTTCGTCAATCGATATAGTACCAAAGTTTTCTAATTTTAAATTCGGTTCAAACTCTATAATAGGTCTGACTGCACGATATGTTTGATCTAATTCTGCAATAGTGTTATTTTCTGCTGCACTAGTTTCAATAACATCTTTATGGAACCATCTATTATATCGACTCCAAGGATTTCTATCGTTACTTGCCCGATTAATCACAATGTAGTCAGGAGTTCCTGCGTATGAAGTTGCTTCACTGAACGGTTGCTTATCAAAAGGACTCGAATCAAATAAGATTGATTCAGATATAGAATATTGAGCAACTAGTTCTAACACCGTTTCGTCCACTAACTGAATCGCTGACCCAACTCCTTCGACATAAAATGTTTTATTTGAATATTCTTCAGGTACTACCTTTCCTCCAAACGATACTTTCATGCCGTTGCTTAATTTAATTCCGCTGGAGGTTTGATATTGTTTTTTTCCTAGAATTTCAGTTTCTACATTAATCGAACTGTTTTCATTCACATTTAAAACATGTATAACACCCCCAACATCGATATCGGTAGAACTTTGATAATAAATTACATCTGGAGAATTATTCGGAACTGTAAATGTTAATATTCCTTGCTCTACAGGAACACCAGATAAATCATACCCAACTGGTTGCCTTTCGGTTTTGATACTAAACGGATGACCATCCGTTTTTATATCAAATTCGTACGTTTGGCCTCGATATAATGTTAATATAGGATTTTGTGTTAAACCATTTGGGGTAAAAACAAATACATTATTATCACCGTTATTTTGAACTTTTACCGAATACCTGCTTATGATGTTTTCAGCTTGTCCATAAATTTTAATTTCACTAGGACCGTTAGGAAGCCAATAATAATTTTGAAAATTAACAAACTTATCCCAATCGATATGAGGGTCCCAACTATAAAATTCTTGAGAATTTAATCTTGAATGATTCGTAACATCGCCACCGAACACCGAAAGCTGATGAATATAATCCTGATAATCCTTAAAGAATGTTACATTGTCTAAAGTATCATTAACAGTAAAACTAGGTTCTAACTGATAGTTTCTTCTTTCTTGAGAAGGAGCATCAACAAATACATCTGATTTGATAACAGATTTTGCATTTTCTCTACCAACAAATCCATTAATTTTTTTAACAGAACCTGGCTTTATTAGCTGCTCAATCGTTGCCTGTAAGAATTTTTTATTCGAATCTGTTCTAAAATTTTTAGGTAAAAAATTTTGAGAAAGATTGTTATTTCCAGTTGGATTGATATTTTCAGCCATTATATACTCCCATAAGTTGAGCTAGTAAGTTGTTGTGAATTTTGTGTCATGTCAGTTGTAGTTCCGCTAACTGATTTAATATTACTCATAGTAATTCCTGATATAATTTCAATATCATTAACAGTAGCTCCACTAATAAACAATTGATTATTAGATGCCTTAATTTCAAATAAACTACCAAAGTTTAATCCGCTCTTTCTCGGAACAATCACAAAGTTAGAAATGTATGGTGCCGACTTGCTGACTACATATGTAGCTAGCTCTGTAAAATAAAATGTATCACCAAAATCCCAATTCTCTAATGCAAAAAATTCATTTATTAAATTAATAACTTTCGATTTGATATCATTATCAGATATAGTTTGATCCGGAGTCTTTGTAACTTTGAATATTGCTTGTAATTCTAAAGGCGCAGACTGACCAAATAAAACTTTGTATTCAACTGGATGATATATAATCTCATCTGATATCGATTTAATTAGGTTAAGCGACGGAGAAACAGTATTATAAATCTCGTCTGAGCTTGGAGGTAACGGTTTATCACTCCTTGCTCCTACTACCCATTGTCTAAATTCAATATCATAATTTTTAGTTAATACATAAATGTCAATAATATTGCTTGCACCCGGATCAATTCTAGATTCTGCATCTGCACTATGAACGTACTCAAATTTTAAATTGTCTCGCCCAACATAAACTTTGTAATCAAGTGTAGGAACTAGTTTTCCGGTAGTAGTTAACTTTTTAACAACATCCTTATCAATAAAATAAAAATAATAGGTCTTTGACGAATCATTATATGCTAATAAAGAAGTAATATCTGATTCCGAATTAAAAATTAACACCTTTCCATCACTATTCGAAACATATTTGTAATCTTCTTGGCCTTGCGAAATAGTATATTTTTCTTGTATAATATACTTGGTAGTTATAGATGTTGTTGGATCAATAATTGTGTCAAACAATTCCGGATCATCAACTACACCGTTTTCATCAGCGTCAGAGAATGACACTATAATTTTTTTGTTATCAACATATCCATCAAGACCGATAAAATTCGAAGTAACATCCCACGAAAAGTCTGACGAGAAAGAAATTGTGTTGTCAGGTCGGGTGTTAACACTTAAAATTTTTATAGTGTCCTTAACTAAGGAATTGGATCTAGTATCGTAAATCTTTGATGATGTGTCAAAATAAAATCTTAATTGTTGATCGCTTTCAAAAATAAATCTTAACTCTCTGCTTGTTACTGTATAAAATTCATTATCAGTTGTAAACAATAACAACCAACTAGAATCTCGTTGTTTATTTGTCACATCTCCTTGGTTTCCTAATGTAAAATTATTCGAAGTGTTTAAGTTTGATTCGAAGATAATTTTCCATGTTTGTGTCACAGAATCGTACCTTAGACCGAACGGCTTGTTTGAAAAAATTAAGTCGTTCATAGTAGTAATTGTATCGGTTTCGATCGTAGTTCTAAATTTAGGAATAATTTGCGAAATAATAGCGTATCTAGGAACTACTCGATTCAATGCTATTGGTCCAAATCCAGTAGATAATCTACCAGTCCCTAATGCCGTTCCGTCGTCGGTAATTGACACTACTTCGGCCCAAATGTATGTTGCTGCACCTGCTGCTGTTCCGTCACCATCTTTAAGGACGTTGTCATTTATTGTATCAAAATATTGACCAGTTGGAGCAGAAAATCTTACCAACGATCCTACTTTGAAATATTTTAGATCTGTTGCAGTAAAAGACCCAACTTTATAAATGACATTGTCAACCGGACTTTTTACATACCCAGTTGTGTAATTCGAATCAACAGTTACCGGCTCCCATGTAACATTTAAACTCGATGCTACTTTGTAAGAATATTTAGAATAATAGTAGTTTCTTAATTCTGTTTTTTTCAATATCGAATAGATATCATTGTATATTACACCTTCAATATCTGTTCTATTTGAATAAGAGAATCGTGTATATGATTCGTAATTTTCTTTATATAATGCCCCGTCATTTGCATATAACCTCGTAGAACTGTACTTTCCGGTAGGATCTACTAAGTCAAAATATCTGCTGATCCCGCTAGAAGATCTGTTAACTGACTTAACTTTAATAATCTGTTGGCTGACACTTAACGGACTAATATTATAATCTTCTCCTGTAATCATACGATTTTGTGTGTAATATGTAGCAGGAGCATTATTTTTTATGCTAATGTTTGTTTCAGATGTTTCGGCATTCGAAACTGAAGAAACTAACCCTAATGTAACTGTTAATGTTTCTTGCTGTCCTAAATTTGAAATATAAGGTATGCTAATTGATACATTTCTTATATCTTGTGTATTAATAGTATAAGATAATCCGTTGCTCACTCTATAATACACTTTAAAAGTGCCGAGTGGGATATTTCCGAATGTACCATCTCCAAATGTTAAACTAACAGTATCATTATTGCGAGTAATAACTGCATATATATTTCTAATATTTTTATTAAGGCTGTTATAGATAATGTTGTTGCCTTCTAAACTCGAAACTTTTGTCCAACTTTCTGATTCGTTTCCGTCTTTATCTAATCGATATAGCCATACATCGGAGTCATTGATTCCTGCAGAATCAATATCAACTGTTTCTGTTGTACTCGGTTGTGTTATAGAAAATGTTCCTGTATTAGTAGTTCCTTGTGTGAAATAAAGAAAAAACCCAGTGCCGGCACTTCCATAACCTCTTCCGTCATTTCTAAATATACATGCAAGTTTATTACCTACTTTAGGAGCCTCTTCATAAACGTATTCTTGTTCAGTAAATGTAGTACTACAAATTTCAAAAGGTGTTGATCTTCCTGCAACTACTTTAGAAAAAGAAAAAATTGGGACTCCGCTATTCGAGCTTTCTAATCTATATTGTTCAGTAGGAATATCATAGATTGTAGCTTTATCTGACGGGTTTCCAAATTGTTGGCTAGTCGACATTGCTCCATTCATTACCTTAATAAATTGATCGTACCAGTTTGGATTAGAAGGATCATTCCAACTAATAACCTGTCCTGATAAGTTTCGACCATTACTATCAAGAATATTCTCAGTAGTTTGTACCGTAGAGAATTTTAAAAGACCGCTAGCTGCAATTGTTCTTTTGGCATTGTAGCTAATGAGTCTAGCTAATCTTAAAACACTTTCTCTACGTTCTGCTAGTTCTAAAAAGTTTTCTCGTGCATTTAAATCAACTCTAAATGCAATACTTTGCCCTAAAAATGCAATTAAATCAATAAGTGCAAGATATTCAGAACTTTCAATATAATCATTAAAATCTTCTGGATAATTTTGACGAATATAATCAATCATTGTACGACGAAGATTTTCAAAATCATAACTTTGGAAATCTGCATTTCGGAATGATTGATAAACTTTTTTCCAATCTTCAGCTAGAAGTAGCCTATTTTGTCTGTCTGTTGCACTCATATCTTGTCCTAATATGTATATTTATTGAATAAAATTAACTATGCAGTTTATTGCTGTATTAGCAACCCGTTGGCTTGATCAAATCTTAACTGTAGTTTTTGAGAGATGTTATATGGGAGGTAAGTTAACGAACAACTTATTTGTATGCCTGTTTCATATGCAGTTACTACAATTTCGTCAGCTGTAACTCTGGGGTCATAATTAATGATCTGACTTACATTTTGCAAAATAATACTTTTAACTTGCTCAGTTAAAGGCTCAAAAAGTATGTCCCATAAAACACAACCAAATTCTGGATTCATTAGCTTTTCGCCTTGACGAATGTTAAAATGATTTAAGATGTCTTGCTTTATTAACTCAAAATCGTAAAGACTAAAGTTCTCGGCATTAGAACCGAATCCACGATACATTTTAGTTTTTATATCTTTTGAAACCGGAGCTGCCGGAAGTGTAATTCTATCGTATAATTCTGAACTCATGATTTTTTCTCCTCGCCTTTAACTTTTGCAAATGTGTCAGTTTTTGTAGCATATTTTTTCCACACAGTTGCGGGCGCTTTTAACGTGTCATTATCTTTCGATTCGTCACCTGTGATTGTTCTACCATCTAGGTCTCTATTTGTTTTTTCCGGGGTATAATCTGCAGGTTGTAAATTTTCATGCTGCGGATAAGGCTCATGTGTAGGGATTCGACGCATTATAGACCGAATAGTTTGCTTATCAACAGTTGTTGGCAAAATATGTGATACTAACGGTGTTACAGGAACTGCTTCTTTTGCAGCTGGTCCGTTCATGTGAATTTTTGCAGCGGTTTCAATATGATTTCCACCTGACTTAATTTCAGTTGTTTGCCCTGCTGAAAAGAAATTAGATTGAGTTGTTTTTACATTTAAATTTTGTTTGGTTGTGATTCTTCCTTCTCGCCCAATAACTAAATTCATGTCGGTAACTGTTTCTATTTGTAGTTCTTGATTGGCCCGCATATTGATATTTCTTACTGCTTCGAAATTAATATCTCTCCCGGCATAAAAATTAAAATCTTGGTTTGTATGTACACTAATCGAATCTTCAGAGAAAATATCAATTTTACCATTGCTAGTCAACTCTACCCAAGCTGTGCCTCGCGAGTTTCCAATATAGATTAAATCTTCAGAATTATGTAATAAAATTTGATGCCCTGTTCGAGTACGAATTCTAAACAATTCGTTGTGTAACCTAGTAGGATCTGCAGGTGCTTTTTCACCTTGTTCTATTGCAGCGTACTCTGGTGCTGTAGTTGCAGGAGATCCTTTCCTTAAAAATTTGTCATCTCCATCATCCATAACAAAGGTTGTTCCGCCAAGACGACTAACAAACGCATTAGGTATTCGATGTTCTTTTTTTCCAATTGCTCCTTGTTTTGCACCAGATCTTTTATCGATCGGACCAGGTGTCGATATACCAAAAACCATGCTCGGTGTATCACGGCGGGCACTACTAGTAGTAATACCTCTCGTATCATCTAATAATAATCCTTGAGCTTCAATTGCTTCAGCGATCGGATGCTTTGGCTTTTTAAGTTGTGTAGGATCCTTTGCAGAACCGTTTATTTTTTTATTGTATTCAGCAGCTGGATATCTAACTGTTTGACCATCGATTGATTTCCCATCAACTACACTTTCAGCGGCTGCTAACCCCGGGACCATAAAATTCATGTTTTCATCAGGAACACACCCGATCCAATATCCTCTTCTTGGATCTCCATCAATAAAGAACACAACTACAACTGATCCAGGGTCAGGCGGAATCATCCACATACCATAACTTTTTTGTGTATTGTTATAATCGTTGGGATCAGCGCCTACGTGATCAATACCAGTAACTCCATAAAACGGGCTCATATAACTTACATGATGCAATTGTCCTTCAGATGCGGTATTTCCTACAGGTCTTAAAATAGTAACCTCTAATGTTCCCATGTATGAAGGATCTAAATGGCTTACTACTTTGGCTAAAAATGGCCCTGATTTTGATTCTCCGCCAGGTTGACTGGGGGAAAAATCATCATTATTTGCTTCCATATTATTCTCTTATTTGATTATTTTGCCTACAAAATTTGATATCGAATCTGCTGCACCACTTAATAATGATTGGCCAGTGTCAGTTAATCCCTGTACAATATTATCAATATTAAACCCAACTGATAACGACGACTCTTGTGTAGATTCTTGTTGTCTGCGTCTCATTCCTTTTAGGTCTTGTTTAAACTCACCGTTTGAAAATCTGCTAGTAACTGTTGTAACTCGATACAGTCCGCTAAATTGCATCACCGGTGATGTTTTTGACGCTCCCCCAAAATCGTATAATCCCGACACCTGATTAATATCAACAGGAGTTCTAAAATTTACTACAATATCAACTTCACCATTTTGATAGTTTACCGATCCGTCAGTGTTTAAATTTACAAATTGCGACGATTTTGCTGTATAATTACCTGTACCACTTTGAGCAATAAAATAAGGATCTCCTATTATTGTCATATCAAGCATAATCATATCATTCCCTGAGTTAATTTGATCGTGGAATGTTCTTGCAGCTCTTGATGCTGCTGTTTCAGGGCCGCCGCCTCCTTTATGATCTGTTGTCGATTTTGTCGCTACATAGGTCGCTTGTGTCGGTGTTACTCCCAATGTTTTGTCAGGCTCATTACCAATCATTAATAGTTTATTCACTGCCTTTTCGATGAACTGAACTGATCCTGGGTTTTGAATATCTTGATTAAATTGCCCTGCATCAGCCGATAACATTGTGGAAAACGAATTTTTAAACGTAATATCAAACTTCAAAACTTCAGTATTTTTTCCAGTATAAATGTAGTCGTATACCTTAACAGCTTGTTTAGCAAGGTCTTGAAAACCAGGCGGTTTTACATTCGGGGGCATCGGACCTGAGCTTAAATGATGGTTAGAAGGTATAACACGATACACAATAATTTGAGGTTTTACACCGGTCGACTTTAAATTTTCGTCCGATGATATATTAAACACCTGAGTGTCAATTTTCCACCACTTTCTAAATCCTTCTTTAGTAACAGTCTTAGCTCCAAGTGCAGCCTTAGGATATTCGCTTTTTATTAGAACTTGATTGATAACATTGATAATGTCAGTATCTTGATTAAACTTTAATTCTCCGCCGTCAATTTCTAATGTATTATTTGCACGAATATATACATTTTTATCTTTGTCATAAACTGCATTATCCTTGCCAATAGACGATTCTCCAGTTGTAATAATTGATGACCCTAATTCATTAACTTGTTTTATATCTTGTACTAACGTCTGATTAATTTTACTACGGGTTAATCCTAATTTTTGAATGACCGAACCGCCTGCACCTGATCCTGTAGTTGCTCCTTGTGAAGGAGTTGATGCACCTGCTGCGCCTGCTGATGATGAAATATCTTTAGGGAAAAGTATAACAACTTCATCAGGAACTGGAACAATTCCATCTTTTGCTAATTGTTGCAATCGCTGATTAATAACGGCTTGTAAGCTCTTTTCTCCAGTTTGGAGAACTTCTTGTACTGTTTTTCCTTTTACCGAAACTTCATGTTTTAATTGTGCATGTTTAGAAGTTAGAGCAGTTTGATTATAAGCGATTGCATTACAAGTATATTTGCTACCAGTGTGATTTACTGTCATAGATAACTCAGTAAACTTAAATGGAATGTATCTATCAGTATTTGGTATCGATACCATCGTTCCATTTTCTCTATTACCTTTAAATTCAATCGTTAGAATAAACGGAGCTGATCTCCAGTTTTTGTGTCCAGCTTCATATGCCGCTTGTTGGCAAGCTATAGGGAATATTCCCATGCTGTAGGGTTCTGTAATATCAAAAGTAAATTTTGTTACATTAGTATTATTATTCTTTTCATGGCCAATAATACTCGATAACGTTAAGTTGTCGATAAAAAAGTCAAACTTTCCATATGAAGTATTAATTCTATTGTTTGGATCAGCATTTGCCGATTTACAAATCAACTTTAACTTTTTTCCGGCACGATATGTTGTATCGGGAAAATTTAATTCGTCATCACGCAAAACACCAATACTTAAAATATAAGTGTACGACGCAAACTCACTTAACGGGTTAGCTAGGGGTAACTTTAAATTAGGTATTGTTGTAAAAAACTCACCTATTGCGGACAAGTTAATTGCTGATCCGGCAGCACTAATTACATTAGATGCTGTCGAAGTAATTGTAGTTGCTGAATCTAATATTGCCATTTTAAATTCCTAATACTTCTTTTAGTTTACTACTCTTCGGCAAATAAATTTGTTTACCCGGGGTAAAATCAAATATCGGATCTTGCAACACATCTAAATTCCGTTGAACAAACACCCACCATAAACTTGCTTCACCGTATGCATCATATGCTAACAAATCCGGTCTATATGCATATTGCGGTGTGATAGTAAACAACACATCGTCTACCTCTGCACTCACTGGTCTAATTGTTAGTATATCTAAATAGTCTTGTTGAATAGGAGTTTTATACCAAGGACTTGTATTTGTGTATCTTGCAGCCATTTTTAAATATATCCAAAATAATTATTAAGATAACCGCCTGTAACAAATGTATCTAGGCTAAAGTTTCTTACGTTTGTTCTACTGTAAACAGGTTGTAAAGTAATCGAAAATTCACTTTTTGACGGAACATATGCAGTTCCGCCGCTAACTGTACCACCAAGACCGAATGTACCTAATAAACTTGCTGCTGGTTGCACACCCCCGGCTAAACCAGCAATCGACGATGCTAACGTACCGGTGCCTGATATAGTTTGGCCTACAGAATTTGCTAAACCTCCTATACCTCCAGCAATAGTCGATACTTCACCAGCTAAACTTCCAGATACATTCACAGGAATATAATCACAATCTTTGGGCAACATAGTATTAAAATTTGTCACTACCACAGGAACATTCTTAAATACATAACCTCCGTATGCATTGAAATATACTATCGGAGGAGGATTACCTGCTTTAGGATCATTACCAGAAAACATCTTAGTAAGCGATCTTAAAAAATGTAATACACCGATCCAATATAATGCTTGAGAAGTATCTTCAACATTCATAGGTGCTGTAACTGTTATTTTTCCCGGATTACTGCTTTGATATGCTTGAAATACATTGTTTGAATGCACCGGACTTATCTGTTGATAGTTTGCAGAACTTTCAAGTTGGATCGTGGGAGTATACGGAAAAACTAATCCGCCTGCATCAATTAACGGCTTTAATGCGGGACTAGTTCTAAAACTAATCCATGGAGGTAAACTTAATCTAGCTCGCCAGTCATTTGAATCTTTATCAGAAAAAACTGCAACTGCACTTAAAACATCCCCAACTGTTTCCGTATTAATTTTAGGGCGGCTGAGAGATGAAATTACATTTCCAACATCACTAATGTAATTTGGTATTGAAGTCATAATTATATCCTATTTTGGTATATTATTTATTTGACTTTTTAAAGTGCGTAGTTTATATTATTAGTAATAGGAGTTTTATACGTGGTACCATCAAAAATAAATTATCTTAACAACAAGGACATGTTATTAGAAATACACAGATCAAAAAGTTCTTACTGTGTGTTTGAAAAACCAGAATATCATCAATACGACATTATTTTACAAGGTATTGATAAGGTTAATATTAGAACTGTTGCGGAAGCAAAAAGAAATAGAGCTAAGAGATTAGCTGACGCTGAATATATTAGAAGAAAATCCGAAGGCGAAAAAATTAAACAAGCTGATTGCGAAGTTGATTATAAAAAAATTAATAAATTAGATTTGGTTTTTAGAATTATGTCCTTTAGTCATATCCCCCTTAATTCTACTCGCAAAAAAAATCCAAAAAACACCGCAGATCGACACGAAAAAGTTAATTTCCCCCCTTTCCAACACTGGAAATTTAATGAAAGCGACGAACTTGTCTGCGTCGGAAAGAGTCACTGGAAAGGCCCGTTAGATACTGGTCATTTCGATAAAAACGCAGGACAAATAACTGATACTTTAGCTCGTATGATGTTAAAATTGTGTGAGAGATACGCAACTCGAGGAAACGTTCGAGGATATACTTACAATGACGAAATGCGAGGCCAAGCAATTTTACAACTTACTCAAATTGGATTACAATTCGACGAGTCTAAATCAGACAACCCATTTGCATATTTTACCGCTGCTGTTACAAACAGTTTTGTAAGAGTGATTAACATTGAAAAACGAAATCAAAACATTAGAGACGATATACTTGAAATGAACGGAATGAACCCGAGCTACACTAGAACTAGTGCTGGAGAGTACGAAGCTTCAGTAAAACGTTATAATGAGGATCACGAATGAGAATTGATTTAAAAGACCCTAGGGTTAATGAAGCAATCGATTTTGTTAAGAACAATCATAATTTGCCTGCAGATAAAGAATTTTATGAATTTTTCGAAGAACAATATCATTGTAAAATTTTTTCTGATCCCGAGGATCCATTTTGTTTAAGCCTCGGTTACTTAGATATTTCAGAAGAGAAATATTCTAATTGGTTCGTGTTGCAATTTGGGGAAGGTAAATGAGCAATCTTTTTAAGAAAGCAGCATGTTTTACTGACATTCATTTTGGTTTAAAGTCAAATAGTTCGGTCCACAATCAAGACTGCGAAGACTTTGTTGATTGGTTTATTAAAAAAGCACAGGAGGAAGGATGTGACACAGGAATATTCTTGGGAGACTGGCATCATAATCGCAACAGTCTTAATATTACTACCATGGATTATAGTTTACGCGCCCTTGAAAAACTCGGTCAAGCGTTTGATAACTTTTATTTTTTCCCTGGCAATCATGATCTATACTATAAAGACAAGCGGGATATTCATTCTGTAGAATTTGGAAAATATATACCCGGAATTACTGTTGTACATCATCCTTTTACCGAGGGTGATGTAACACTATGTCCGTGGCTAGTCGGCGACGAATGGAAACAAATTACTAAAAAATCTTCCAAATATATTTTTGGTCATTTTGAACTACCTACATTTTATATGAATGCAATGATTCAAATGCCAGATCATGGAGAAATACAATTAGGACATTTTAAAAATTATGATCTAGCATTTAGCGGGCATTTCCATAAACGGCAACGAAACAAAAATATCTGTTACATCGGAAATGCATTCCCTCATAACTATTCTGATTCTTGGGACGATGATCGAGGTATGATGATCTTAGAATGGGGTCAAGAGCCAGAGTTTCATACGTGGCCTCAACAACCAACTTTTCGAAATACTAGTCTTAGTAATTTGATCGATAATTCAGACCAAATGTTAAGGCCAAAACAACATCTTAGAGTTTCGTTAGATATTGATATTACTTTTGAAGAGGCTAGTTTTATTAAAGAAAAATTTATAAAAGAATATAATCTTCGAGAGATCACATTAATAGCAGAAAAGAAAGATTCAGTTATCAATACTGAATTTGATGTACAAGCATTTGAATCAATTGATCAGATTGTATCAAATCAGCTTGTAAATATCGATTCCGAAGCATATAATAAAAATATGTTACTATCTATATACAACGATCTATAATGTCTATTAATTTAAAAACTTTAACCGTAAAAAATTTTATGAGTGTGGGTAATCAAACCCAGGCTGTAGATTTCGCTCGAGAAAACTTAACATTAGTTCTCGGTGAAAATCTCGATCAAGGTGGAGACGATAGCGGATCAAGAAACGGTACCGGAAAAACTACCATCGTTAATGCATTAAGTTATGCGTTGTTTGGCATTGCTTTGACTAACATTAAAAAAGATAACTTGATCAATAAAATTAATAATAAAAATATGTTAGTAACACTTGCATTTGAAAAAAACGGTGTCAACTATCGCATCGAACGAGGAAGGAAACCGTCTATTCTTAAATTTTATGTTAACGATCAAGAACAAGAACAAGAAGAAACTGATGATGCACAAGGTGACAATCGAGAAACTCAAAAAGATTTAACTGATTTGATTGGTATGAGCCACACTATGGCCAAGCATATTCTTATGCTCAATACCTACTCCGAACCGTTTTTATCTATGAGGTCTTCAGATCAGAGAGAAATCATCGAACAACTGTTAGGGATTACACAATTATCCGATAAGGCAGAATCTTTAAAAATTAAAATTAAATCCACAAAAGATCAAATAATTCAAGAGACTGCTAACATCGAAGCAATTAAAAAAACTAACGAAAAAATACAAGAAAGTATCGATAGTCTCGAGAAAAAGTTGTCTGCATGGAATCAACAAAAATATCAAACTTTAGAAAAAATCGGTAAAGCTATCGTTGAATTAGAAAGTATTGATATTGAAGCAGAATTATTAGTACATGCAACCGTTAAAGAATACGATGCAGCATCAGCTAAGATTAAGAGTCTTACTAAAGAAAAAGCTACACTAGAATCATCAGTTATACAGGCTCAAAAAACATCTGACAAGTATGCTAAAGAATTAGAAAGTTTAAAGAATAAAACATGTCATGCGTGTGATCAAGAGCTGCATGATCATAAACATGAAGAGTTAACTGCTCTTGCTACTAGCCACTTATCTGAATCGCAAGACTATCTTCACAATGTATCATCTCAATTGAACAAAGTGTCACTTGAACTTCAATCGTTTGGTGAACTAGGTCTAAGACCAGAACCGTACTATGAAACCGTCGAAGAAGCATTAAAACATCAAAATAATCTTGCGTCTCTTGAAACACAACTGATTAATAAATCTGACGAAATAGACCCTTATCAAGAGCAAATTGATAATTTACGAAATACTGCGTTACAAGACATTTCGTGGGAAGAAATAAATTCGTTAACCGAGTTAAAAGAACATCAAGAATTCCTATTAAAATTGTTAACAAGTAAGGACAGTTTTATAAGAAAAAAGATTATCGATCAAAATTTAGGTTATTTGAACAATCGGTTAACTTATTATCTAGACAAGATGGGATTACCGCATCTTGTCACATTCCAAAACGATCTAACAGTTGAAATTACACAATTGGGGCAAGACTTAGACTTTGATAACTTGTCAAGAGGAGAAAGGAATCGATTAATTTTAGGTCTTTCATGGGCATTTAGAGATGTTTGGGAAAGTTTATATCAAGGAATTAATTTGTTGTTTGTAGACGAACTTATTGATAACGGGTTGGATGCAAACGGTGTTGAAAATGCGTTATCTGTACTAAAGAAGATGGGTCGAGAACGTAAGAAAAATATTTTCTTAATTAGTCATAAAGACGAATTAGTAGGTCGTGTTAGTAATGTATTAAAGGTTATCAAAGAAAACGGTTTTACATCGTATGCAAACGATTTAGAGATTAGATAAATGATTCCAGATTCTGAATTACATGACGAAATAATGAAAGAGTTTCGAAAATATTTCGAACTAAATCAACTTTGGGCAGTAAATCAAAGTCATAGATCAGCAATTAGGGTAAGAAATAGTTTAAAAAAGATTAGAAAATTATGTTCGGAGCAAAGAAAACTTATCCAAGAATGGAGATATGATAACTTTGCTCCTATGAAGGCAAGTAAAGCAGGCTTAAAAAGAATAGAGGCTCGAAAAAATCAAAATGGCTCAAATGACGGATTAAGCGATGATAATTAAAGGATATGTCATGGCACTACAAGAAAAAAATCATCGAGACTCTTCCCGACGATTGTGTAGGCTTTGTCTATCTCATCACTAATTTAACCAATGGTCGAATGTATATTGGTAAAAAACTAGCACAATTCACAAAAACTTCTTATAAGGTTGTTACATTAAAAAACGGCAAGAAGAAAAAGAAAAGAATTAAAACTAAAATAGATTCAGACTGGCGGGAATATTACGGATCAAACATCGAGCTTAATAACGACGTTAAAAAATTAGGCGAAGATAACTTCAAACGAGAAATACTTTATTATTGTAAATCAAAGGCAGAGTGTTCGTACGTAGAGGCAAGAGAACAATTTAGTAGAAAAGTATTAGAATCAGATTCTTATTACAACGGTCATGTGCAAGTACGAGTTCATAAGAAACATATAAATGGTAAATTATTTGGGTGATTACATATCTATATCACAAACGCCATTTAGTCACAGGTTTAAACTACTTTGGTAAAACTATTAAGGATCCTTACAAATATAAAGGGTCAGGGATTTATTGGAAACGACATGTAATACAGCATGGAAACTATGTTGAAACTGTTCAAATTTGGAAATTTGACAATTTAGAAGAGTGTAAAAAGTTTGCAATTGATTTTTCTGTAAAAAATATGATAGTAGAATCAAAAGAATGGGCAAATTGCGTTATCGAAAACGGTATCGATGGGCAATCACCCGGATTTAAAAATGTTAAACTAAGTGAATATAATAAAAAGAATCCTAGAACTCCGCCTAGCAGATTAGGCATTAAAGATTCAAAAGAAACTAAAGAAAAGAAAAGACAATCACATTTAGGTAAAAAATACGGTCCAATATCAGAAGAACGTAGACAAAAAATTTCTAATTCGTGTAGAGGTCCTCGATCGCATACATCAGGAGAAAACAATTCTATGTTCAACTACCAATGGACTGATGAACAAAAGGCAATTCTTAAAGAAAAACGTAAAGGTAAAGTTTGGTGGAATAACGGAGTTACTTGTACAATGTCTATAAATTGTCCAAGCGAAGGGTTTATTCGTGGCAGGCTTCTATCTAATAAAAAATCATAATTAAGGCATATTTAGGCAATTTAACTACAGATAATGCTCACACCGGCAAGATATTTAGGTGTCCTTACCCTTGGTGAAGTCGCAAGGCGGGATTTCTGGGCTGTAGCAGAGATTTAGTTTAGTATCCTTAACAGGACCATGATCGGATGTGCCTTCACAGAACCGGTTTAAACTATCTAGAACAATAAAGGCTAAAAGAGAAGGGAAACCCTTCGCGTTTGCATATATGTTATAGCGTATATTTGCAAACCGCCGTCATTACGAAGACGGGATGAGTAGGTACCGGATGACCGCCTACGAAATGCTACATAAAGATAACATTTAATTGATTTATGCTATCTTTATGTAACATTATAGTCCTAACGCTATATGGCTGTGATACTCAGATAATATCCAGTTTATTTTTTTCGCCCCTCGCAGGGCGAAATATGGCCGATTAATCTAGATAATCTTAAAAATGCTTCGCCCTTCAAAAAAGAAACAATATGTGTTGAGCGATAGCGAAAACACAGTTGAACGTAGTTCAACTATAAATAGTTCTATAAGGATTTTGAAAAATGAAAATTAGTGAAATTGTTTCCGAAAATAATGATCTTAATGAAGCAGGAATATTTACAAAGATGGCTTCTGCTATCCCTGGTGTTTCTTCGGCGATGTCAAGTATCGCAAATACTTTATCAAAGCCAGATGCTATAAAAAATTTAGCACAAACATGGGCTAATGAAATTTTAGATCATGGATCTATAAGAACTACAGATCCAGCACAAATTGAAGCTATTGTAGGAAAGAAGTTTGCTAATGATCCACGAGTATTAAAACTTGCCCAGTCAAAAGCACCTGCACTTGCTAGAGAATTATCAGTTTCACAAAGTGCAGCTCAAATAGGATCTCAAATTGGTAAAGGGTTTGAAATTTTTAAGTCTAGTGCAGGTAAGTTGTTAAAATTTGTTAAATCAATAGGATTAATAGCACCTTTTTATCAATATTATGTTCATATGTCTGCATACGAACAACAACTAGCAAGCAATAAAATGACAGAAGCTTCGTTTAACGAACGTAAACTATTTGAACAAGGTTTATTAGTAGATAGCATTGCTGCAATGTTAATTAGTGGTCCTATTATTACTAAAGTTTTAGGTGCAATTCCATTTGTGGGACCGTTATTGTCTGCACTAGCACCTGCTGCTACCGCAGCATTCTATGCATGGATTAATACCGCAGAAGGAAGGAAAGCACTTGCTACTTTGATAACAGCAGAAGGTGTTGAGATTTCGGGTGCATTGTATAATAAAGCAAAGAATGCATTAATTACAGCAATTAAAGGTTCGGAAACAGCCGATACATCTACTGATCAATCACCGGAAGTACCTACTGATCAATCAGTTGAACCGTCGACTAGTAATAAAACTCAACCAGCACCAAAACAATCGCCTACCCCGAGCGAAAAGCCTAAAGTATCTACTCCTCAAATCCCAGATCAAGGAACATGGGTAGATATAAGTCCAAATGTTCAAAAAAATACAGCAACCGGGAAGACTAGAATCAAAGCATTCTAAATAAGGGGCATTTTTGTTTCTTTAGTTAATTCGATGTTGTCTTTTACAACAGCGTACATCGCAGATCTGTCGTCATAACTTAAATTATACAACAGATTATCGATACTAACGCCCCCGCGCATATACCAAACAAGCCGATAAAGCTCTAATTTGAAATTTTTAACATCGTTGTCAAGCCCAATTAGATGATCTGCTATTTGAGATTGGTCTAGTCTAATCAGGCTCTCGCGAAAAAACTTGAATTATCAAGATTTATAGTTAGATCAGACTCGTGTTCACACGCAGAACATTGAACTTTAACCGACGGAATACGCCAAGTTTCTCTATTTTGATTGAAAACTTTTTTAATTTCATCAAAAATAATAGATTCGCAGTTTTTTAACCATTCGTCGATATAAACCCTTTCAGTTACAACTGTTGTTCCTAAGTCAACAGAATCTACACTTGCAGAAAAAATCTCATTTTGTAATTCAGCAAGTTCTTTAAATAATTGCGTAATGATATTTTTCTTTTCAGTTTCATCTTGAATAGAATCTGATTGTGCAAGTCTTTGTTGTATTTGAAAGTTTTTAATGGAAAAATTTGTAGTTTGACGATAGCTTAATGGTTGTAATTTAATTACAAAATCCTTTAATACTACTTTATTTTCGAAGTTACAACGATTAAAATGGTCAATAATGTTACTTAGATCTATATCATAGCTGTTTTCTTCGCCGCATTTTGCACATTTCTTGTCTACAGATAATTGATTTCCGTAAGTTGCTATTCTTATCGCAGTTAATAACAAATCGGTATCTAATGCAGAAGTTGACCACCCATCTTTAATTGAAGGACAGCAACTTTCGATAATTTTTACTGTACTTTCCCCGGATAGTAATGCATCAGGAGTCTTAATAACAATCTCGTCCATCCCGGTCATGCCATAAATTGCAATATTCTCTACTTCACCTTGAATTGATCCCGGGGGATTGTAGATTCCTTTTGACGGAAGCGAAATGTAAATTTTAGGTTGACGAAAAAATTGCTGTAATGGATTTTCAGCCATAATAACTCCTGATAAATATAAGAGTATTTATAAACCAATATTTTTAGAGATTTTTTTATGACTGATCTAACAAAAGAAGACATGCGAGACCTAATTAGAGAGCAAACGAGCACTCTAGCATCGATAGTTCGACCAAATGCAAGTGCCCCGGCACCTAGTGCAGGAAGCTCGTTAAGCGGTTCTGTACCTGGTTTAGGAGTTTTTAACACAGCAGTAGACAAGGCATCATCAGGGTTAGCTGGTTTATATAAAGGATCTGTAAATGTATCCACAGCATTCGACACATTTAACCAAGCAATGTCGAAAGTTCCTGGGATCGGAGCAGCATTATCAAGTGTAGGAAGCTCTGCACAAGACATGGTAATGTCAACATACAATGTTCAGCAAGATCTACAAAAATCAGGCGCAAACTTCAATCAAGACCTAACCGGAATGGCCAAACAAGTCACCGGTGCAGGGATGTCTCTCGAACAATACCGATCAGTTGTAGCTAACAATTCAGAAAATCTAGCAGGGTTAGGGTCTACAGTTAATAGATCTCAAGAAAACTTCTTGTTATTCGGCAAAAATCTTAGAGAATCAGGAGTTATACAGCAATTAACCAAATTAGGAATGTCAACAGATGACATTAACAACATTATGGTTACATCTGCATATAAACGGTACAATATGGATCTTTCAAGTGAAAGATCGCAACGCCAACTTACTGAGTCTGCACAAGAACTTGCAGTATCAATGGAGCAAAATACTAGATTATACGGAACTAGTCGTGAAGCACAGATAAAAGAACAGCAATCAAGACTCGACAATGTACAAATACAAGCTGAATTAATGCATTTAGACGAGGCAGCACAAGATCGATATCGTCAAATGAACAGCGAGCTCGATGCATTAGGCCCCGCAGTTAAAGATTTAACAGACGAAATTTTCACAGGCGGCATAAGAACTCAACGAGGAACTGAACTAATATCAGCATTGGGTCCTGCAGGGGCAGAACTTGAGCAAGCAGTCATGATGCAAAAAAATGCAGTAACTGATCAACAAAAAGCTGAAGCACAAGCAGCAATGGAAAGAGCTAAAGTTTCTGTACTTGAATATCAAAAAACAGAAGCCTTTAGAGACCAAATTACCTTAGTAACTGGCGGATTAAACACCGCATCTAAAGATATTATGACCGGTAGCCAAGAAGCATTAAGGGCAACTAGCGCAAAGGTAAAAGAAATTGAAACTGCGGGCAAAGAACCTTTATCCCCTGAAGAAGCAGCGGCACAAATGAAAAAAGAAGTTACTGGAGAAATGACCGGAGTAGATAGAGAAGGTCGTCCTTTAGATAAAACTTCGATCGAATTAGCACACACGATTGCTCAAAGTAATGCGGCTCTACTTGATCAAACAGCTGGTCTTAATGTAAACATGGATAATCTTGTTAATTCAAATAAAGAATTAAATGAAACTATAAAACAATTAAACGACAGCATTGTTAGACAATCTCCTGAGCAAGCAGCTGAAATGCAAAAGAACATTGTTCCTGAAGCTATGGGTAAAATAAAAGACTACTTAGGAGTAAAACCTTCTCAAAGTGTAGAAGACATGCTTAAAGTTCCTGAATTTAAACAAGAATATGCAGACGGAACTCCAAATTTTCAAAAATTCTTAGACGGCGGGTTAGATTTTAATGGAATGTTTGAAAAATTTAGCTCATCTGGTACTCCAGCATTACTTCACGGTGAAGAAATTGTAGCAAACAAAGCCCAAATGCAAAAATTATTTTCAAAATTTGATTTCACTGAGCAATTTAAAAGTTTAGGCGATGCATTTAGCGAAAACAAACCAGCAGATGCACAATCAATAGCAGCAAGTACTCGAAAAATTCTTCCACAATTTGATGATATCGGAAATTCTATTGTAAATGAACTATCTAAAATTATACCTTTAGATACAAGCTCGATTAAAGAAGAGAAAAAATTAGAAGAAGAAAAAACCGGAGACGATTCTAGTTTCTTTGATGACTTAACTTCATTTGCAAGTGATTTAGTTCCGACAGGGATATCAGATGCTATGTTTGGTATCGGAGATGAATTCGGAAACCTTTATGATAAGTTAACTGGCGCAGAAAAGCCTGTAGAAACAGATAAATCAGTAGTTGCACCAAAAATTGATACAACTAATATCAAATCTTCATTAGCTGAAATTAAAAAACCCGAAGAACCTAAAGTTTCAATGTCAACTCTCGGTGCAGGCGATGATGCAGCAGCATTAAAAGCAAAATACGAAGCGGAACAATCAGGAGTATTAGCAAAAGAAACTCAAAAAGCAACACCTGTGCCTCAAGAACAGCCAAAAGTTGTAGCAAGATCAGTCTCCTTAAATGATGTGTATGATATATTAGTTGAGTTAAATAACAATATTGGTAGAATGACTGAACACACAGAAGCCATTAACGAAGCGAGCAATAAACAGATTAAAGAGACACAACGGTTGTCCGGTAATCGATTTGGATAATAAAAATTATGTCATGGAAAAAATATTTTACCCCGGTTAATACAGAAAGTTCTGAAATAAGCACTATACCTGGAAGATCGATCACATCTCGTCCTGGCCCTGCTCAAACAAATTATTCTAGTTACTTGCCTGATGTTTATACAGGAAGTCCGAATCGTATTGAAAGATATCAACAATATGAAGTTATGGATAGCGATCCTGAAATCAATGCAGCATTGGACATTCTTGCTGAATTTTGTACACAAAAATTAAAAGACGGCAAAAGTCCTTTTACTGTTAAGTGGCGTAGCAAAGCTACGAACTCAGAAGTTCGAATTCTAAGCGAATACATGCAGCAATGGAACAAAATACAAAAGTTTGATACTAGAATTTTTAGAATAATTCGTAACACATTTAAGTACGGTGACTCATTTTTTATTAGAGATCCAGAAACTCAAAAATGGCACTGGATTGACCCAAGCAAAATTGTAAAGATTATTGTCAATGAAAGCGACGGAAAACGACCTGAACAATATATAATCAAAGATTTAGCACCAAATTTTGAACATTTAGTTGCTACTCAAATCACACCTAACATTAATCCGAGACAAAACGGCGGAGGAGTTATCCCTTCTAGTGGTTATTTAGGTGCAAATGCTACACAACGGGGAACAAGTGGGCCGTATCCCACATCAAGTTCAGGCAGTAGATTTGGATTATCGGAAACCGAATGCGCAATCGATGCTGAACATGTAGTTCATCTTAGTCTGTCAGAAGGATTAGATAACAATTATCCGTTTGGTAATAGTTTATTAGAAAATGTTTTTAAAGTATACAAACAAAAAGAATTATTAGAAGATGCTATTTTAATTTACAGAATACAAAGAGCACCGGAACGTAGAATATTTTACATTGATGTTGGTAACATGCCAAGCCACTTAGCTATGGCGTATGTAGAAAGAATCAAAAACGAAATACATCAAAGAAGAATCCCGAGTCAATCTGGCGGCGGCCAAAATGTTATCGATAGTGCTTATAATCCATTATCTATTAATGAAGATTACTTCTTCCCGCAAACATCTGACGGTAGAGGAAGTAAAGTAGATACCTTGCCAGGCGGAACAAACTTAGGTGAAATCGACGACTTAAAATATTTTACAAACAAACTTTTCCGCGGATTAAGAATCCCAAGCAGTTACTTGCCTACCGGAGCAGATGACAGTCAAGCAAGTTTCAACGACGGTCGTGTTGGAACAGCATATATTCAAGAACTGAGATTTAACAAGTATTGCGAAAGACTTCAATATCTTTTAACAGAAGTCTTTGATACAGAATTCAAAATGTTCATGTATACCAAAGGATTAAACATCGATCCAAGTTTATTTGAAATTAACTTTAATCCTCCTATGAACTTTGCAAGTTCTCGCCAAGCAAGTATAGATGCAGAAAGAATTAATACCTTTAATACAATTCAAGCTATTCCTTTTATTAGTAATCGATTTGCATTAAAGAGATTTTTAGGATTAACCGACGAAGAAGTAGCCGAAAACGAACGTTTATGGGGTGAAGAGAACGGTAAAGGAATGCCGACGCATACAGATGCCGCCGGCGAGTTACGTTCAGCAGGTCTGAGTGCAGCAGGGATAGAAGGGGATCTTGGAATGGCCGGCGACTTATCTGCACCTGAAGACATGGAAGGCGAGATAGGAGCAACGAATCCTGTTGCCGGAGAAGCATCACCATTAACACCACCTACAACTCCACCACCAGTAGCATAAATACAATATGATTCTTAGAGAACTTTTTTATATTGATCCGGATACTAGATCGCAGACGAGTGATCTAAGATACAATCCTTCTCGTGATACAACTACAATGCATCGCGGAGATACTAGGAAAACTCGTTTAACTCTTCGACAGTTAAACGAACTTCGAAAAGCAAGCGAAGCTCACATACTTGAACAAGAGAATGAATTAGAATTTATCCACGCAATGTATGCTAATCCTCCTGCCCCGGCAGTATAAATAAAAAATGATCAAAAACAAGGTGTTTTTACACCATATTTCCACTATTTTGATATAAGTAGTGTAAATATATTACAGCCTTGTAATTATTAACAAATTAGGAGAATTAACATGACTGATCGTGCTCAATTTGAAGCAATGCTTGATGCTTTGATCAACGAAGATCAAGAAACCGCAAAAGAAATTTTTCATAACATCGTAGTTGCGAAATCTCGCGAAATTTACGAAGAATTATTATCAGAAGACTTTGACCTCAATGAAAAATCAGAAGAGGAAGAAGAAGAATCTATGGATGAAGCTTCAGAAGAAGAGGAAGAAGAGTCAGTAGAAGAAGCGTTCGGTGAAGAAGAGGAAGAAGAGGAAGAAGAAAGTGACGACGATGAAGGCGACAGCGATGAAGCTCCGTCATTTGATTCTGAACAGCCAGAAGGTGACCTCGAAGATCGAGTACTTGACATCGAAGACGCATTAAACGATTTAAGAGCAGAATTCGACCAATTAATGGCCGACGAGCAAGATGAACCAGAACATGATGACATGTTTGGCAACGACGACATGGGCGGAATGGACGACATGGGCGGAGATGAGTTTGGCCCAGAAGAACCTGTTGACGAACTTGCAGCAATGCTTGAATATGTAAACGCTGTTGCAAAACCGAAGCATGGTGATAACGGACAAAATACAAAGAGCTTATTCAATAAGCCAAAGTATAACGACATGGGCGGAACAGCACCTAAGTTCGGCGGAGAAGCTAAAGGAGAAGGCACTAAAGGTGGTCTTTTAAATCCGGCAACTAAGGAAGAAAACTTTGGAAACATTAATGTTCCTGGTGCAAAAGCAGCAAAGTCTGCATTTACACACAAGGAACCAGGTCATGGTCCTGAAAAGAAAGGCCAAAGTGAAAAAGCAGATAACAAGAAAAGTTTAATCGGCGGAAAGAAGTAAGATGTTACATCTCCGAGAAAATCTAAGTTTCAACGAAGCAAAGATGGTCGTTGAATCTGACGACAGAGATGGGAAAAACTTGTATATGAGTGGAATTTGTATACAAGGCGGTATCCGCAACGCTAATCAGCGTGTTTATCCTGTGAGTGAAATTAGCAAGGCTGTTAAGACCCTCAATGATCAGATTCAGAACGGTTATTCAGTCCTCGGAGAAGTAGATCATCCCGACGATTTAAAGATAAATTTGGACCGTGTTAGTCACATGATAACAAATATGTGGATGGACGGTCCAAATGGTTATGGTAAATTAAAAATTTTACCAACCCCAATGGGACAATTAATTCGTACCATGCTTGAAAGTGGTGTGAAATTAGGCGTAAGTTCACGTGGATCCGGCAACGTAAGAGAAGACGGGTCAGGTGAAGTTTCAGATTTTGAGATTATCACAGTAGATATGGTAGCTCAACCTAGTGCTCCTGGTGCATACCCAACACCAATTTATGAGCACCTTTTAAATACAAAAGGTGGTTATAATGCTCTTCGCATAGCGCAAGAGGTGAAGGGCGATCCAAAAGCACAACAATATCTCAAAGAGAGCTTATTAGGAATAATAAGCAAACTCCAATAATAAGGAGAATCACATGTTGGATGCATTAAAAACGTTATTTGAAAACAATGTGGTTTCGGAAGAGATTAAAGAGTCAATTGAAAAGGCTTGGGATGCGAAGATCAATGAAAATCGCGAACAAGTTTCTCAACAACTACGAGAAGAATTTGCTCAAAAATACGAACATGACAAGTCAGTAATGATTGAAGCAGTTGAACGTATGATCACTGATGGAATCAAAGACGAAATTGTTGAGTTTGTAGATGATCGTAATTCATTAGCAGAAATGAAAGTAAAGTATGCTAAGAAGATGTCGAGCGATTCAAAATTAATGAAAGAGTTTGTTACTCGTCAATTAGCTTCTGAAGTTCGTGAACTACACGAAGATCAAGTTTCTATGGCAGGCAAATTTGGAACATTAGAACAATTTGTAGTTGAAGCTTTAGCTCAAGAAATTACAGAGTTTTATAAAGACAAACAGGACTTAGCAGCAACTAAAGTTCGCTTAGTTCGTGAAGGACGTGAACAACTCAAGAAGGTAAAACAAGATTTTGTTCAACGTGCTGCGGTAATGGTTGAAGGTGTTGTTAATAAGACACTAAGATCAGAGATTACTTCATTAAAAGAAGATATCGAATCAGCTCGTCGTATGGAATTTGGTCGTAAGCTATTCGAAGCGTTTGCTTCTGAATATCAAGCTAGTTACCTTAATGAAAAATCAGAAACTGCAAAATTGCTCAAAGTCATAGACATGAAAGATTTGGCAATGAAAGAAGCTGCAAATGCAGTTGTAAAAGCCGAAAAAATACTAGAAAGCAAAGAAGCAGAGATTGCGACATTAAAAGAGTCGCAACAAAGAAAAGAAATTATGAGTGAACTACTTGCACCATTAAGTGCAGATCAACGTTCGATCATGAATGAATTGATGGAGAGTGTGAAAACTTCAAAACTCAATGAAAGTTTTGAAAAGTATCTTCCGGCAGTAATTGCTGGCAAAGCTCCGCAGAAGAAACAGGCACTAGTAGAGGCTAAAGAAATAACCGGAAATAAGATTTCCAACCCCAATCGTAGCAGCGAGGATGAAAATAATATCATCGAAATTCGTAAACTCGCTGGACTTAAAGTTTAAGGAGAATTTAAATGTCAGAACTACTTACTGGCCGTTGGGCAGAAACGAAAGAAGCCCTATTAGAAGGCTTATCAGGCACAAAAAAATCAGTAATGGGTGTAACCCTTGAAAATACTCGTAAGTATTTGATTGAATCCCCAACTGCTGGTGCTACTTCTGCCGGCAACGTTGCCACATTAAATCGTGTTATTTTACCAGTTATCCGTCGTGTTATGCCAACCGTTATTGCTAACGAATTAGTTGGTGTTCAACCGATGACTGGCCCAGTTGGTCAAATCCATACATTACGTGTTCGTTATGCAGATAGCGCAACAGGTGTTGTAGCAGGTGAAGAAGCACTTAGCCCATTCAAGATTGCAGCAGGTTACTCAGGTAACGACGCAGATCCAGGTTCTAAGGCAGCTTCTACAGCTACACTTGAAGGTGCAGCTGGTAAGAGAATGTCAATTCAAATCTTGAAGCAAACTGTTGAAGCCAAGACTCGTAAGTTATCAGCTCGCTGGACTTTCGAAGCTGCACAAGATGCTCAATCACAACAAGGAATTGACGTTGAAGCAGAAATTATGGCTGCTCTTGCACAAGAAATTACCGCTGAAATCGATCAAGAAATCATCGGTTCATTAACAACTCTTGCAGGATCACCGATTGAAACTTACAACCAAGCAAACGTTTCTGGTACAGCAACATTTGTTGGTGACGAACACGCTGCATTAGCTGTTCAAATCAATCGTGTTTCTAACTTAATTGCACAACGTACTCGTCGTGGTGCAGGTAACTACGCTGTAGTTAGCCCATTTGCATTAACTATCCTTCAATCAGCAACTACTTCAGCATTTGCTCGTACAACTGAAGGTACTTTTGAAGCTCCAACTAACACTAAGTTTGTTGGTACTTTAAACAACTCAATGAAGGTTTATGTAAACACTTATGCAACTGACAATGCTTCTATCCTTATTGGTTATAAGGGTGGTTCAGAATCAGACGCACCTGCGTTCTACTGCCCATACATTCCGTTAATGTCAAGCGGTGTTGTACTTGATCCAAGTACTTTCGAACCAGTTGTTAGCTTCATGACACGTTATGGTTATGTTGAACTTTCAAATACTGCATCATCTCTTGGTAATGCAGCAGACTACTTAGGTCTTGTTGGTATCACTAGCGGTAACGTTAAGTTCAGTTAATAGCTGTTCTTTATCGAACGTTTAGAAAGGACTCTTCGGAGTCCTTTCTTTTTATCTGATAAATACTTTGTCTAAAATTATGCAGAATCCCTCTGCGTAAACCTAGAACGTTTTAAAGGAGAAAACAAATGGGACGCCCATTAAATAAGAAATTTTTTGGTAACCGCAATGTCGGTTCCGCAAGCACAACCGCTGACAATTATGGAATTGGCGGTCAAGGAGTTGCAAGTGTAACTATCGGTGGAACAAACAATAACTACATTGCAGTTCCTTCAGTAACCTTTGCAGCACCAACTTTACCTACTGGTGTAACTGCAACAGCTGGTACTGTAACAATGGTAGTTAAATCAGTTAGTATTGATAATGGCGGCGGAAGCTATATCGATGAAGAACTAGTAGAATTAGGAAGCGGTTCTTTACCTGGTGGCACTGGAACAGTTGACGGTACCTATACTACTCGTGCAAGTTTTAGAATTAAAAGTGTTGATGGTGGCGGAGCAGCTACTACAGTTGAACTTGTAGACGGCGGTTCATATACTGTACTTGCATATAATGGAGCTACAGCAGTTAGTGATCCAGGTAGCACAGTTGCTAGTATGTTTACAACAGGCGGCACCGGTAACAATCTAAGAGTTGACATTACATGGGGCGTGTTAGCAGTAGCAATTGACGAAAAAGGTTCAGGATATGTTTCTGCTCCTGCAATTACTATGACCGGTAATGCAACTAAAACAGCAGTATTAACTACTGATACAGGTAATGTCGGTAGTGTAACCAATCAAGAAAACGCTATTCAAATTACTGCATGGGTCCCTGCAGCAGGTGCAGCAGGAAATGTTTCAGGAGATGGAACATCAGCAGTATTAGGCGATATTCTTCGTCAAGTTGGAAGCAAGAAGTATATTGTTAAGACTGCACAAGGTGTAGGCCGTGTGACATTAGTTGCAGATACTCCAGCAGCAGGCGAAGCAACAATTATTGCAACAGATGCGAACGGTAACACATATTATGTTACTAAATTAACTGCACATAAAGCAAAGTTAACCCGCTTAGTTGACGACGGTGGTGACTTAGATTGGTTATTTGCAACCGGTGAAGTTGCACAATGGTCTTTCGCAGCAGCAAGTGGATCAGTTGTCCAAATTGAAAACGCATAATAATGCATAAGGGGAGTAACCCTCCCCTTATTTAGGATTAAAAATGTCAAGAATATTAAAAGTTAATCAAAGCGATTACCGACTTCAGGTTCAATCTGGCGGGAATATCATTTTAGATACTGGTACTGCAATTGGACTTGTAACTATTACCGGAAATCTTGACGTCAAAGGAACAACAACTACGGTTGAGTCAACTAATACTACTATTAAAGACAACATTATCTATATTAATGCTGGACAAACTGGGAATGGTATAGGTAGTACATTAAATTATCGTGCAGGAATTCAAATTGATCGAGGAAATTTATCTGATGCTCAGATTATTTTCGACGAACAAGTTACTCACTATGATCCGTATCTAGTAGACGATTCACCCGGAACTTTTGTTCTTAAAACTGAAGATGGAAAGTTGTCTGCACTTCAACTTTCAACTATTACAACAGATGGATTGTCGAACATATTATTCGACATGCAAAATTTTGATAGCATTTTAACAATTGTTAATTCTACTGATTACGAAACTCGGGTACTCGGCGACGATGATGTCCCAAATAGAAAATTTGTTACTGATTATGTATCAGCAACTGGCGGTACAGCTAATGTAACTAATATTCATTATCCTTTAGTAGGAACCCCAGAGCTTTCGAGAGTAGAAGCAACAGCAAGTTCAATTGACTTTATAGTAAACAGTTATCTTAGAGCAGAAATAACAACATTAGGACTTACTGTTAATAATGTAAACATTTTAAACAATACAATTAAAAATAATTCAACTGCTCAATTAATTTTAACTGCGAATAATAACTTAGTCGAAGTTGACGCTGTTCTTTCTTTAACAGATCAAATAACCACTCCAACATCGTCTTTAGGAAAAAACAAAATATATTCTAAATCGATAGTTGGTCCGGGAAAAAGTGGAATCTTTTTTACTAATTCAACTGTGTCAGATGAATTAGTTGCTAAAAATCGTGCGTTATTATTCAGTATGTTATTCTAAGGATAAAATATGGCTATTACAAATACACAAATTACAACTTCAGATACTACAATTTATACAAGTTCAGGTAATAATGCCATTACAACTGTTATTATTTGTAATACTGCAACCTACGATTCGTTGAACCCGTTAACAGGGCAAACTAATTTGTATCTACATGCAGTACCATATGGACAATCTGCATCTACAACTAATTTAATTGTTAATGGATTGCCGATACCAGCTGGCGAAACCGTTAGCTTTGATCAAGAAAAAATGGTGTTAGCAGACGGCGATCGATTAATTGCGAATAGTGATAGTCCTGCAAATTTAGTATCAACGGTAAGTACATTGGCGGTATAACATGAGATATTTAAGAAAACAAGTATTAAATCGAAGAGCACCGGCAGACTCTCGTCTTGCAGTAGATATCACAAACGGTGTAGTAATGAATACTACAAATAACCTATTAATGCCGAAGGGAGCAACATCGGATAGACCAGTGTCTCCGTTAACAGGAATGATTCGATATAATACAACTACTAATGAAGTAGAAATTTATCAAGGTGTAGTCGGCAGTGAGTCTTGGAGAAGTTTACGATTTAAAGAACCAACTGAGATCGTGCAACAAAATCTAGGTCCCGGGGATGCCGTGGAAGTATTGTTTGGCATTCTAAACCCTGCTCCGCCTACAATTGCAGAATCGGGTCTTACATGGAACATTGTTCAACAAGCAAAACAATTAATTGTTCTTGTAGACAACGTGATTCAAATTAGCGGTACAAACTTTTCTTTAATTTTAAATCCTGCTAGAACGTCGGGCAATATTTTGTCGTTTGATTCTGGAACAAAGACTATTACTAGTAGTAATACTTCAATTATTAATTTTTCTTCTTTAAAATTTCAGCCTGATAATGTTATTACTATATCAGGATCTGGAAGTAACGACGGAACATATACTATTAATACTGTTACCTCAAGTACATTAGTAGTTGACGAAGCAGTAGTTACAGAAACAGAAGGTAATACTATATCAATAGTAGGTCCGTATTCGTTAGGATACTATATTGCATTTGATTCTCCAGTACCATTAGGAAAAATAGTAACAGTATATCACGGTTTCGACCAGTAAAGGAGTGAAATGGCCCAACAACTTGGAAGAATAAGCGGCCCTTTATTAGTTAATAATCTTCTTAGAGCCGGACAAACATCGGGCGAAGTAAATCTAGCATTTGAAACTGATTTATTATACATCGATGTTATAAACGGATTTATAGGAATTAACACAGATTCCCCGTCGCGCGACTTGCAAGTCAATGGTACTAGTCACACTACCTATCTACTTTCAGATAATAACTTAAATGTTGCTAACATCGAATTTGTTAACAATCAAATTCAAAATGTAACTAACAGCATATCGTTAATTCCTGATCAACTCTCTGATCCAATTGTAAAAGGAATTGAATTCCGTACCGCAAATCTTAGCGTTACAAACCAATTAATCGAAAACTTAATTAATGACAGTGATATTAATATCAATCTTAATGGTTTAGGAGAATTACAATTTTATACAACAGTTGTTAATGTTAATGGTAATTTACATGCAACTGGTGATATAACATGGGACGGCTCGTCGATTATTATCGGAAATAACGATAGCGATAATGTTAATTTTAATTCAGATCTTTCAAGCAATTTAATTCCTGATATATCCGACGAGTATGATGTAGGAACATTAAACAAATCGTGGAAAACAGTTTATTCAAATACTGTAACTGTAGATTCTCTTACTACTAATTCGACTACTATTAATGATATAGATTTATTGTTAAGGCAAGGTAATACTATCTATGTGTCGGTTAACGGAAACGACGATTTAACCTCTATAGGATTTAATTATGTAGGTATCTATAGCAGTATAACCTCATATAATGTTGGGGATATTGTTCTAGACGACGGAGATTATTATAGAAGAATTTTAGATTCTGGAACTAGCGGATACCCTACTACCGATCTTTCAAGATGGGTATTAACAGAAATTAATGCGAATGATGGAACTCATCCTCATAGTCCGTTTAGAACTATAAAACATGCATTAAGTGTTGCTCAATCTGGCGACGAAGTTGTTATATTTCCCGGAATATATACTGAAGACTTTCCGTTAACAGTACCGCAAGGAGTATCGGTTCGTGGAGCAGGTATCCGATCAGTTGCAATACAACCTTCTGCAACTACAAATAGATCTGATGCATTTTTGTTAAACGGAGATACCACTGTCTCGTTCTTAACAGTTCAAAATTTTTACGAAGGATATGCATTTAAACTTTCAACAAATTTTGAAACTTTGTATCGAAGCCCATATATTTACAACGTAACTGTTCTAACTAAAGGTATACCTCTCGATGCATCGGTGTATATGGATGGATGGTATGTTGTACCAGGAGATCCTAACTCTGGAGTTTACGGCCAAAGTTGGAGAATATTGGCTCTAAACGGAACACTTAACGGCAAGAACTTTTATCAATATGTAGATGAAACACTTTCATGGACTGGAACAGAGTGGGAATATTATAACAATACCGTAGGAGTTATTGCAACAGGAGTTGGCGACACTGACTATCCATGGCAAGCAACATGGAGCGGAACTATTACATCCAACCCGTACGGCGGAACATATTCTATTTCGGATCCTCTTGGATACAATCAAGGAACAGCAGGAGGCGGAGCATATATTGACGGCGTAGTTGCTGATCCGTCAATGACAACATTACCGTCGTGCTTGTTCTTTTCGACTACTTTTATAGTTCCAAATGCTGATGGACTAGTAGCCACAAACAGCACTCGGATAGAATGGTTAAATTCGTTTACTTACTATGCAAAGAATGGAATTAAAATCTTTTCCGGCGAAGGTGGTCTAGCAGGATTAGGTACAACAAATGTTGAACTTGCAGGAGTTACCGGTACTGTTGAAATTGGGGATACCTTCACTTATTACAGCGACGATGAATCAACAGTTATAGCATCAGGAGTGGTTAATGAGATTGATAGTAACATTTATAAATTAAATGGTAATGTTCATAACCTAATTCTTCTAAGTGAAATCAATTCTCCGGTCTTTTATACACAAGGTTTAGCCCAACTTAGTACTGCAAATTATAAATTTGAAACAGCTAGTCTTTATTTAGAAGGAACCACTAGTTATTTTAAAACTAACGACAGTTATGATTTTACATTTAGTAATCAACCATTTTGCGTAGAAAGTTGGATTTACACAGTAGGGTTTCCAACTACAGAAGTAACAATTTTTTCTCAATGGGGATCATCACCATCTGAACAGTCATTTAAACTTACAATATTGCCAACTGGAGAAGTAAAAGTTTATCTTAATGACGGGGCAAACACATCAGCTGAAAGCGGGTTAGAATATTTGTTATCTGAAGATGGTCAGATATTAACAGATGAAAATGGAGAACCATTTATAAGTGAAAACTCTGCAATTATTTTAAATGTTTGGCAACATATTGCATTAACTCGCGTCGGTGATACAATTACAGTATATATAAGTGGTGTTAAGAAAATACAATTAACATTAAGTTCTGGTGCAATAATTAATAACAGCACTGGATCTTTTAATCTTGGGTTTTCAACCGGAGATACTGATTACTATTATGGATATATCGACGAAGTTCGCGTAAGTAAACTTACTGCTCGATATTCATCAGATTTTACACCGCCGTCTTCACCGTTTACATCGGATTCTTCTTCTGCATTATTATTACACTTTGACGGAGAAAATGGATCAACAGTTATTGTTGATAGTGCTCCTCCGACACAAAATTTAAAATTTACAAATGCAACTGCTACTGGAATTATAAATTTAGATTATAGTGATTTCGGTGCAGAGCTGAGAAGTATTAATAGTGCAAATGTATACGGATTAAACGGTGCAGTTGCAGATGGCTTTAATACGCTTGCGTACTTAATTGGTCATAATTTTGGCTACATAGGATGCGGTGCAGATTCAAATAACGACTATGGTTTAGTAATTCAATCTAACGAAGTAGTAGCAGTAAATCACGGAGTGATCTATTATGATAGCATGGATCACAAAGGCGATTATCGAATAGGCGACATCTTCTATGTTAACCAACAAACCGGACAAATATCGTTTGATGCTCAAAGTATCAATCTATCAGCGCAAGGAAACATTACATTTGAAGGGCCTAACGGCATTACGATTATTGATGCAACCCAAGTACAAACAGGGAACATTCGTATATTTGATAATACTATCGAATCATTATCAGGTCCTGTAAATGTTTATTCTGCATCAACTGATACATATCTAAACACCGATGTTTATATTACCGGTAATCAAGATATCAGTGGTAATGTTGTTATCAAAGGTACACTTTATCTAGGTGATACTCCATTTGACAACATTACTATTATACCAAAACTCGATCAAACAATTAATCCAAAATTAGATCAAACTTATGATTTAGGGCATCGAGATTTAGATCCTAAAGTATGGAATACTTTATTTGTAACCACTCTTAATGTTGACGATGTTGTTACAGTTAATAGTAATACAATACAAACAATAACAGTTGATCAAGACTTAGAATTGATAGCAGCTGGATCTGGAAAAATACATGTATATGACACCGATGTCGAAATTACGGAAAACTTAACGGTTAATTCTGCATTAACTGTTAATGGTTTAACATCAATAAAAGATATTGAGATCAATGGAAATATTCTTCAAACTGGAGATTTTAATCAGACTGGAAACACTGATATCACCGGAACGTTCCAAACTGTAAATTTAGAAGTTTTAGATACATTGTCTTATCTAGAAGTTCCTGATATTAAAATTGTTACAAACGAAATTCAAGCAACAGTTACAGATGATGATTTAATAATTACTGCAAATAATACCGGAGGTGTTAAATTCGAGCAGTTCTTAGTTATCACTAATAATGAATTTACAAATGAACGAATCGGTGCATTAACTGACCTACAAAAAAGTATAGTTCTGTCACCTAACGGCACAGGGAATGTAGTAATTGATTCGACTAATTCGATGACTATTCCGTATGCAAACGATACAAACAGAGTATTATACCAAGTCGGGGAAATAAGACAACACAATATAACAACGTTATATGAAGGATTTATATCTTCGACATCAAATACATCGATGTTTAATTTATATGACTCTGATCGTAATACATATATTACAGCAGAATTAACTCCGGGAACTAATGACAATACGTTACGATTCGCAAATAATGGAACTGTATATACTACTATTACTGATTATGCATTAACTAATAACGTTATTCACATCGACGATATTAAGATCACAAACAATGTTATTAGTAATCTAATTAGTACGAACGACATTAATATCGGTGTTGATTCGAGTATTACGAATAACATAAACAACATTTTAGTTCAAGAAAATACAATCACAAATCAGCAAAACACAGCTCTAACGCTTTCGAGCACGGATACTGGATACTATAAATTCGCAGGTACTGCTGCAATTGTAATACCAACTGGCGGAAATGATGATCGTCGATTAACTCCTGAGACCGGAGAAATTAGAATTAATTCTGACAACGATCACGAAATGGAAGTCTTCAACGGAATAAATTGGATTCCGGCGGTTGGTCCTCTTAGTGCAGCTTCTGAAGAAGAAGTTATAGAAATCATGGATACATGGGCACTCATCTTAGGTTAATAGCCAAAATACGATAAATACTTTTAATCGCGTGAAAAGACCATTTTACGCAAGAACAAACTGTGGTAAACCCGCAATGTAAGGTGGTTATCCGTGAAACACGGTGGAGTTAAGGAGAGCTAATGGCTATTGGTCGCATATCCGGTCCTCTCTTAAAGTCAAACTTGCTTCGTCGTGACTATTTAGAACCCGATCAAGCAAACTTAGCTTTTGAGACTGACCTTCTTTATCTTGATGTTATAAACGGCCGTGTTGGAATAAAAACAACATCTCCTGCTCACGAATTACAAATAGTTGGCACTACCCGTACAACTAATCTAGAAGTTACTACACAAGCTGATATCGCTACCTTTACTATAAGCGGCGATACTATAGCAAGCAGTTCGTCGACCATTAATTTAGAACCTAGCGGTTCGAATCCGGTTATATATCAAGCAAAGATTCTTGTTGACGACAATTTACAGCTTTTTACAAATTCTATCGAAACAACTGTTGTTGACTCTAATTTAGAAATTAGAACAAACGGAACAGGGCAAGTTAACATTAATTCAAATGTATATGTAGATGGAAATCTACATGCGACCGGAAACATTACAGCGGACGGTGATATTACAATCGGTGACGATTCTACAGATAATATCGTGTTTAATGCTGATGTTGCAAGTAATATTGTTCCTAACACTACAAATTTATATGATTTAGGTTCTGACCCTGCGTTAGGTGGAAAAGAATGGCGAACTGTTTATGCTAACACAATAAATGCAGATGTTATCAATTCTAACAACATTAATGTTAACGGAATAGATTTAGCATTACCTCAAGGTAACATTTATTATGTTTCAACTGAGGGCAGTGATTCGAATGCCGGCAACCACGAACACGCTCCGTTTTTAACTTTAAAATATGCTCTTGATCAAGTATCATCTGGCGATACTGTCTATATATATCCCGGAGTTTATCAAGAAATTTTTCCAATCACAGTTCCTGCAGGGGTTACTATAAAAGGAGCTGGGATACGTGCTGTAAGGATAGTTCCAACTACAGAAAGTAGATATAACGATGCGTTTTTATTAAACGGCGATATTACTATTGAAGATATAACAGTTGCAGATTTTTTCAGTGGTGGTAATTATTTTTCCGTTGTAACAGCATCATCGGGATCAGTAACATTTAACGCAGGAACAGCGCCTTTTGCCCATACTTATGTGTCAGGCGGAACAATTACTGTTAATAGTACAGAATACGCTGTTATAAGTGCAACTTATGATTACACAACAGGGGACACTACTGTAACACATAGTGGTGGTATAGCTACCGGAACAATTTTCTTATCAGGATTAACTTTTAGTTGTAACGGAAGCACTCGAGTATTTCCGGATAACGGCTATGCATTTCGATTTGCATCAGGTCTTGTAGTTACAACTCGTAGTCCTTATATCAGAAACTGTACAGTACTTACAAAAGGAAGCGTTACTAGCCCTTCCGATCCTTTAGGTTTTGACGAAGGAGACGCAGGTAAAGGAGCATATATAGACGGAGCATATGCTAATTCTGCATCTAAAGAAGCATCTATGCTCTTCCATTCGGTTACATTAATTACACCGAATGTGGATACAATTACTGCTAAGAACGGTGTTAGAATAGAATGGTTAAACTCGTTTACATATTATGCTAATCGAGGAATTTATGCATTTTCTAGTAACTACGGATTCGCACAACAAGGTAAAACTAGATTAAGAATTGATAATCGAGTCGGAACCTGGAATGTAGGTAATACTCTAAGTTATTATGATACTGATGGTGTAACTGTTTTAGCAAGCGGTGTTATCGATAGCATTGACAGTAATTTTGTAAATTTAACAGGTCGTTGTTTGGGATTCGAAACGATTACCGACCGTGCCGGAAAAACAGCATATGCAAACGGCAATGCTAAGTTATCAACTACTGCTCAAAAGTTTGGTCCAACTAGTTTATCAGTTGACGGCGTTAACAGTTATGTTTCGATATCCCCACAGCCAGATTTTAATTTTGAAAATGACGATTTTACAATAGAATGTTGGATATATCCAACAGCTATACCTACAGAAGCTCAATATTCTTTTATTGCAGGACAATCTAAAGCTGGAGCAGGAAATACTAGCTGCGGACTTTACTTAACTAGCACTAGTGGAGTTACTTATTTGTACTCAATGGGTACATTTGGAACTCTAGCGGGCGGTGTCATTTCACAAAATACATGGACACATATTGCATTAACTAGAGAAAACGACGACTTTAAATTGTGGATAAATGGTGTCCAATCAGGATCAACATTAACGTATTCTGGTGCAATGACCAGTGCAAGTTCAACGAATTTTACGATCGGTGGTAATGCAGGATTCAATTTATATTTTACTGGTTACATTGATGATTTAAGAGTATCAAAAGGTGTTAGTCGATATTCGTCAACATTTACACCATCGAGTATAGCACTTACCGGCGATTTAAGCACAGTTTTACTATTACATTTTAACGGATCAAACAATTCTACAGTAATCTTAGATGATGGTATTACATTACAAGATTTAAGAACTAGTGCAGGCGGAACAGGAACACTAATCAATTTTGCTGATTATTCAGATTTTGGTGCTGAAATACGAAGCATAGGGTCAGCTTGTATATACGGTAATTACGGAGTTTACGGAGACGGTCCGGGTGTAATTGCATATTTAATTTCTCAAAACTTTGCATATGTAGGTGCAGGAAAATTAACAACTAACGATCCTAATGATAGAATCGATGCTAACGAAATAATAGAATTAAACGATGCAAAAATCTATTATACCAGTGTTGATAACGAAGGTAATTTTAAAGTTGGTGATAATTTTTACGTAAACCAAAAAACTGGAGAAGTAATATTTAACAATCAAAGTTTAAGTGTTACTAGTTTAACAGGAGTAACGTTTACTGACGGTGTTCATACTACAATCGTAACAGCGGAAGATATTACAACTGGCAACATAAGGATATATGATAACAATATTGATTCTCTTACTGGAGATGTTAATATTACTGCGGCTAGCGGAGTAATTAATTTACAAAATGATACGTATATTACCGGCAATTTAGATGTAACCGGTGATGTTACTATCGGTGGAAATATACAAATCGGTGATAATTCTGCTGACGATATTGATTTTATCGGTAGTATTAATAGTGATCTAATTCCTGCTACTACTAGTTTATATAATTTAGGTTCCGATTTATTACGATGGAACACAGCATTTTTAAGTCGAATTGAAATAGACAACTTAGTCATTGATTCTAACACAATTAGTACAACTAATTCTAATGATGATTTAATACTAATAGCAAATGGAACTGGAAGAATTTATATTCCCGAAAGTGATGTTGAAATTGATCAAAATTTAACAGTTACTACCGATTTAACAGTTACTACCGGAACATCTTATTTAAAGAACATAAGTGTAATCGGTACTATTACACATATCGGAGATTATAACCAAACAGGGAATTTTACAACTAGCGGTACTGCGGAGATAACTGGAAATATTATCGGTACTGGTTATGTACAGTTACCGAATATTAGAATTGAAAATAATGTAATTTCTACAACTACTACAGATACAGATCTTGAGCTGATTGCTAACGGTGCAGGCAACGTAATTGTAGAAGGTATCAAATTTGACAACAATTATATTAAAAGTGTTTCGACAAATTCGAATATAGTTCTAACACCGCAAGGTACTGGTAGTGTAATTGTTAACAGCAATCAAAGTTTAATCATTCCGGTTGGAACAACAGCTGAAAGACCGTTATCTCCGACTAACGGTATGATCCGATTTAATACATCTCTTTCAAGGTATGAAGGTTATAATAACGGATACTGGTTACAATTAAGCGGAGTTATTGATAATAGCGGTAACACTAGAATATTAGCAGAAGCAACTCCTGGTGCAAATGATAATACCTTGTATTTTTATGCTAACAATAATCTAACCGCTACAATTGATAGTACTAAACTGTTTACACAACGGTTACAAACAACACAGTTAGATTTAAATGGTAATACCATTACAACAATATCTCCTAATACTGATATTAATTTAACAACAGCAGGAACCGGTGGCGTTAAAATTGGTAATTTAAGAATTAGAAATAACACTATAACTAACACAGTATCCGGTGCTATTACAGTTTTTGAAGAATTAGGTTCAGGATATATAAAAATTGCCGGAGTAAACGGCGTAGTAATTCCAGCAGGGGATACTGAATTTCAAAGGCCTGCTGTTCCTGAAACAGGCATGATTCGATTTAATATAGATCAAGATTTAGTTGAAGTATACAACGGCGTATCTTGGGGCAGTGTTGCGGGAACTACAAGTGGTGTAACAACTCCGCAAGCAAATGAGATTGGTATTTCAGCGGCATTAATTTTTGGATAATATTATGGCAACGTTTTTTAGAACAAAAGTAGAAAAAGATATTGGAACTACTCCTATTAATGTGTTACAGACAACAGTTGGTAATAGGTTTACTATTATTGGTTGTAATTTAGCAAACACAACTGACGAGGATGTAATTGTAGATATTACAGTAACTGACTCAACATTAGTCACTGGTTATTATATTAAACAATTAATAATAAGTCCTTATACAAGTGCGAAAGTTATTACTAATGGTGAAAAACTAATTTTAACTGAAGAAACTACATTAACAATGGTAAGTGATACATTAAACAGCGTAGATGCAATTATTAGTTACGCTGAAATAGTATAAAGGAAAATAATATGGCTAGTAATTATGTATTCGGTCGAGATCCTCAAGAATTAATCGGAGATCAACCTAGATATTTGTATGCATTAAGACGTACCGACGATGGTGAAATTTATTTTGCTCGAGTCAACCAACTAAGTCGAGAAGATTCCTTCCAAATAAACAACGAAGGAACTTCGGAAGGTAATTTTAATGATTTTGAAGTTGGTGTTGATTTTTTTGAAGGTCGCGATGTATATCATAATTTAGTGTTCGAAAACTTAAATTATGAACAATATAGATGGGATGACAAAAGTTTATATTATTATATCGACGAAGATGGTCAGCTTGTAGTAAGAACTAATACAAAATATCAGTATCCAACTGGCATATAAATATAGTAAAATTGAGGTGAAAGATGGCTGAATTTAAAATAGCAAGGATTAGATTTACCTGGAAAGGAGATTGGTCTGCGGGTACAATTTATACAAAAGATGATATTGTTAGATACGGTGGTAAATCTTATGTTTGTTTAGTAGGTCATACCTCTGATACTAATTTTTATACTGATTTATATTATATCGATACAACAACTGAACCAGATACAGATGCACCAAAGTGGACCTTATGGTTCGATGGCTATGCATGGAGAGATCAATGGGATTACGGAACATTATATAACGTTGGTGATATAGTTCGTTATAACGGTATCGTTTACTTGTGTAATACAACACACGTTTCTGCATTTAATCAGCTTAATATACAAATTATCGATGCAGTTGCAACTGGCACACTAGTTACGTTAACTTTTGCAGAACAGGAACAAATACCGTTTGTTAACGGGTCGACTATTGTTATAACAGGAGTTTCGCCATCAACTTATAACGGTACCTTTGTTGTTTCGAATTGCACCACAACTTCAGTCAGTTTTTCGAGTGTTAACGAAGATGAATATGTATCTGGCGGAAACATATTTTTTGAAAGTGATGCAGGATTAGAAGCAGATCAATTAAAATGGACCAGTTATGCAAGAATTGATAATTGGAGAGAAGACTGGGAATTAGCAACTCGATATCGAGTAAATGATATTGTAAAATACAATGGTATTGTTTATAGGTGTGTTGAAGGACATACTAGCGATGAAAGTTTAGCAGCGGGTTTAGAAGTAGACGACGACAAATGGGAAGTTTTAACTCTGTTTGAAAAATGGCTAGCAGATTGGACAACTGATTATCGATATCGTCGTAACGACATTGTTAAATATGGCGGTATTGTTTATAGATGTATCGAAGGTCACACTAGCTCAGAAACTGCACTAACTGGTTTAGAAAACGACCAATTAAAATGGGAAATCGTTTGTTCCGGTGTCGAATTTAAGCAATATTGGACTGAAGATACAAGATACAAATTAAATGATATTGTAAAATATGGCGCTGCTGTGTGGTTGTGTACTGCACATCATGCTTCCGGAGAAGTATTTGACCCTACAAAATGGGAATCTTTAATACCCGGTTTTGAATATGATTCGATATGGATTTCGACAGTATTGTATCGACCTGGCGATGTTGTTAAATACGGCGGTTATAGCTACTACAGTAAAACTCACAACACTAATAAAGCACCGTCATCGAATACTTCTGATTGGGACCTATTAACAATTGGATTTAGAATCCGTGGTGAATGGGATGCTGAAGTACAATACTATACCGGTGACACTATCAGAAGGTTTGGTTATCTTTATACAGCAATTGCTGATAACATTGACGAAAATCCAACCGATAATACTTTATTTTGGGAACTAGTTGTTTCCGGTATGCATTGGAAAAATTTCTGGGCTCCGGATGTAGATTATGTAGTCGGTGATGTTGTTACTCATCGTGCAACATCTTACATTTGCGTAGCAGATCATACATCAGCATTAGGCGACACTCCGTTGCTTGATGTATCTAATACTTATTGGACAACATATATCGAAGGTGATACAGGAAATGTATTATCTAACCAAGGTGATATTGTTACATATGACACTGACGTTAATCGATATGCTATCGGCTCTGACAGTCAAGTACTATTAGTGGATTCCAGTTCTGTTAACTGGGAAGAATTCGGTGTTATTAACAATGTTTATTATGTTGCATTAGATGGAGTTGATGCAGTAGGCCGAGGAACTACACTTAACTATCCTTGGAGAACAGTCAAATATGCATGTGAAAACATTACTGGTCCTGCTACTATTTTCATTAAGACAGGAATATTTGAAGAACAATTACCGATATCAATTCCTGCTGATGTAGCATTAGTAGGCGATGAACTAAGAAGTACAACAATTGTTCCTGCTGTTGGTTTTGAAGGTGATGACATGTTCTATGTTCGTAATGGGTGCGGTATTAGAAACATGACATTAAAAGGGCTAACTGGTACATTAGGAGCAATCACAGCATACGGAACCCGTCGCCCATCCGGTGGGGCATTTGTTAGTTTAGATCCGGGCACCGGACCAACCGACGATGCTGTTTGGATTACAACAAGATCGCCATATGTTCAAAATGTAACAACATTTGGTACTGGGTGTGTTGGACTAAAAGTTGACGGTGGATTACATAACGGCGGTAACAAGTCTATTGTAGCAAATGACTTTACTCAAGTAATAAGCGATGGTATCGGAGCATGGGTTACTAATTTAGGGTTATCTGAACTTGTTTCGGTATTCTCATATTATGGACATATAGGATACCTAGCAGAAAATGGTGGTAAAATTCGTGCTACAAACGGTAACTCATCATATGGTACATATGGATGTGTTTCAGAAGGAGTAAACACTACCGAGGACCCAATTACTGGTATCGTAAACAATAGAGCGTCGCAAGCCCAAGTAGCATCAGTATTTGCTGGCCAAGCAAACGATGAAATACTTGTACTTGAATACGCAAATGCAGGAAGTAATTACACTACTGCTACTTACTCAATCACCGGTGCAGGTGTAGGAGTAGATGCAGTAGTCGGAACTCCGCGATCAAGAGCAGTTTCAGAAGTAAGATGCTTACAACCAAGCACTAATGTCTCAGCAGGTGGAGGATCATATCTCGTAGCAGGAAATAACTGCCAAGCAGGAGACAATTTAACTATTACTATTGCTGCAAACGACGAAAACACATTTACCGAATACGAAGGAATGCGTATCATCATTACATCGGGTACCGGAGTAGGCCAATACGGGTATATTCAAGCATACGACGACGTCTCAAAAGTTATAACTGTTTATAAAGAAAGCGATGATACTCCTGGATGGGATCATGTAGTAGTCGGTCATTCTATTGAAAGTTTATTAGACACAACTACCTATTACAATATCGAACCGAGAATAGAATTTTCTGATCCTGGAACAGTTGGGGGAATTAGAGCACTTGGTCGAGTAGTCGTTGCTTCTGGCAGAATCGATAGTGTTAAAATTTGGGATCCGGGTGCGAATTATCCTTACGCAGCAGTTAGTGCAACTAGATCAGGATCGAATTTAATCGAAGTTTCTCTAACTGATGGATTAATAGATAATCAACCGATTGAATTTATCAATGCAGATACTTCTGGATTATTAGCTAATACACCATATTATATTATTGCTGGTTCAATTGTTTCCGGAACGTCTTTTAAAGTAAGTGCTACTCAAGGAAGTACAACTCCGGTGACATTAACTGAAGTTACTGGTGGAATGTTTTATCAAGCAGCACCGTTAATTACAATAACAGATCCAAATAATACTTCAGATGCAATTTTAAGAAGTCGTATTAGTGACGGTGTGTTACCACAACCAACATTTAACAACAGAGGAACTGGATATCAAACATCTACAACTACTTGTACTATTACCGGTGACGGATATGCAGACATATATCAAGTTGGAAAATTTTTAAAAGTATCAAATCTAAATAGATTGCCCGGTCCTGGAGCAAATTTAACAATTGATGGCATTACTAATGTTATCTACAAAATTGTAACAATCGAAGATTTAGGCAGTGGATCTGCACAATTTAGAATAAGTCCTGAACTAAAAGTTATTAACAGTCCAGTGCATAGTACTGCACTTACTATAAGAGAAAAATACAGTCAAGTTCGATTAACAGGTCATGACTTCTTAGATATCGGCACAGGTAATTTTGTAGATACAAATTATCCTACCGTAAATGATCTTTTAAAAGCACCTGAAAACGAAGTATACGAACGTGGTGGTGGTCGTGTGTTCTATACAAGTACAGACCAAGACGGTAACTTCCGATGCGGCGAGCTATTCAAAGTAGAGCAAGCAACAGGCACCGTTACAATTTCAGCAGACTTCTTTGAATTATCGGGCCTTGAAGAATTAAGTCTAGGCGGTGTTGCAATTGGTGGTTCATCAGTAGTTATACGAGAATTTTCCACAGACTCAACATTTACAGCCGATTCGAATAATGTAGTTCCTACTCAACGAGCAATCAAAGCATATATTGCAAGAAGAATTTCGGGCGGTGGTGCAGATGCGCAAACTGGGCAGTTAACAGCTGGTATTGTAAGAATTGGTCCTCAAAAAATTGATACATCTACTAATCAACAAGTTAATATGTTAGAAAAAGTAAATGTAAAAGGCAATATAGATGGCACAATGCTAATGATGTCGTACTTTGCACAAAGTTTTAATACGCACGAGATGGATTAATGGTTTATTATAAACGAATAAATACAAAAACTGAAAAATCTGGAGATTTTGATGGCAGAATTTAAATTAGGTAGAATACGTTTTATTTGGAAAAACGTTTGGGCACCGACAACAACTTATCTTAAAGATGATGTCGTTAGAAATGGCGGCAAAACTTATGTTTGCGTAATCGGACATACAAGTGCAGGCGACTTTTATACTGACTTGGATAATATTCCAACACGATGGAATTTAGTATCCGACGGGACAGAGTGGAAAGGGGACTGGAACACTTCGACATTTTATAAGTTAAACGACTTAGTTAAATATGGCGGAAACATATATCTATGTAACGATAGTCATACCTCGGCTGCAACTACAACATTAGGTTTAGAAACAGATTCGTTAAAATGGGATTTATTTGCAGAAGGTTTTGATTGGAAAACTGACTGGGATGTAAGTACCCGATATAAAATTAATGATGTTGTCAAATATGGCGGTCAACTTTATATTTGTAATAATGATCATACTTCTGCTGCTACATTGACTCTAGGTCTTGAAGACAATCTTTTAGATTGGGATATTTACGGAGAAAATTTCAACTGGACGGGTGAATGGACTGTTGATACTCGATATAGAATTAATGATGTTGTTAAGTACGGTGGACAGTTATATGTTTGTAACGTTGGCCACACTTCGGCATCGACCGGTGCTCTTGGGTTAGAAGCCGATCAACTCAAGTGGGATTATTTCAATAAAGGTATTGAATTCAAACAAGATTGGGCTCCTACTACAAGATACAAAATTAACGACATTGTAAAATACGGTGCTGAACTATGGATCTGTACAACTTATCATACTTCTGGTGCATCATTTGACGAAACAAAGTGGTACTTATTTGTAGAAGGTCTTGAATTTGAAAACAGTTGGGATAATGCTACTGTTTACCAACCAGGCGACGTAGTTACTTACGGTGGTTACGCATACATTAGCAAAACAAACCATACAAATCAAGTTCCGACAAGCAATTCCGATGATTGGGATTTGTTTACCACAGGATTTAAATTTCAAAATGATTGGTCAGGTGCAACTGCTTACAAAGTCGGTGATGTAGTTCGTGTTAACGGTTACACATATGTTGCGATTGCTGATGGTACTAATCATGAACCGCCAGATTTAACATATTGGTCTAGATTAAATTCTGGAATCGAATGGCAAAATACATGGGCTGGTACAACTGCATATCAATTAGGCGATACAGTAAAATACGGATCTAATAGTTATATCTGCATCAATCCACATACTTCATCTGTTCCTTCTAGACCAGATAATGATACTGTTGGTACGTATTGGAATTTAGTTGCAGCAGGAAACGAAGTTGATGTATTAACTACACAAGGCGATCTTGTGTATTTTGGTGGAGCAGGTCCAACAAGATTACCAATTGGTGCCGATGGTCAAGTTCTAACAGTAAACAACGATACACCAGAATGGAAATACTTCGGTGTTATTGAACAAGTGTATTATGTTGCAACATCGGGAACTGATGGTCCAGCACCGCAATACGGAATAACATTAGATCAACCATGGAAGACTGTACGATACGCTGCACAGCAAATTGAAAAAGGTGCAAAAAATCCAGTGGCAAAGAATCTATTAATTAATAATAGAATCTTTATACAAAAAGAAGTTATTGGATGGATTGACGCTCAGATTGTTCTAGGAACAGGTATCTGGAGCGGATTTACATACAACTCAACGAAATGTGAAAGAGATGTTGGATATGTAATTGATGCATTGATTTATGATATAAGTCATAGCGGAAACATAAAGACACGTGAAGCAGCGTTAGCATATGTCAATGGTTCTTATACATTGCTTGGTACGCAAGATGATCAAGACGTAGCAGGATATAACTATATGCTCGATGTCATTGAGGCAGTATTGACAAATGTAGCACCAAGTACAGTATATAATGTTGATGTAACTCAATACACTGGATCTCAAGATGCAGAAACCGGAGTTATAACAGAAATTACAGGATTAGTTGGAATTATTAATGCTGCAATCACAGCTGGCAATTCGTCTGGTATTCCTGCTGCTCTTAGTGTTAACTATACAATCTTTGTAAAGACAGGAACTTTCTACGAAACTTTACCGATCATTGTACCTGCAAATACAGCAATTGTAGGCGACGAACTACGATCAACAAATATTCGTCCAGCAGGCAATTTAATATCATTAGATGATAAATCAAAATCAGTAGAAGCATACCAATATATTCAATCGATTACAGCAGATATTATTTCCGGTACTGCTATTACACCGATGTCGTCGGCAACACAAAATACTAATGTTGTAGCAGGATCAGTTGGCAGTTCGACAGCAGTAACATCAATCATTAATAATACAAATGAAATTATTGATATTGTTGATAATGGGTTAGGATCAGTAAATGCATTTGTAACACCGGATCCTACTGGTTATGATACTGGTTATTTTAATGCTCGTCGATTGTTAAATGCAAATAAATCATTCCTTGTTGCTGAAATTAGTGCGTGGATTAATGCACAGATCGCAGCAAATGCTAGTCCGTTTATTGGATTCGTATACGGGGGCGCAGGCCAAATTGCATGTGAAAGAGATGTAGGATACATTGTTGATGCATTATCTTATGATTTAACATACGGTGGAAATTTAGAAACTTTAGTTGCAGCAACCTCGTATTATTCTTTAGGAACCTTTGTTGAAACTGGAGAAAAAGATCAAGCATTAGCGGTGCAAGTTTACTTAAAGTCTATTATAGATGATATTGTTACCGGTGTTTCAGTACCTGCATCAGCTGGAAATTCTGTTTCACAGGATGTTAGCGGAACTCCTGGTTCAGCAGGGGCTGCTACATTCGCACAAGCACGTGTACAAGATATTTACGATACTATTAATACAGGAACAGCACCGTCAACTATTGCTCCGGATACATCGTGGGTTAGTGCTAGCTTACTAGCAGCATATACTGCATTGCAAGCAAAAAAGACAGAAATACAATCAGACTGTGTTCAATTTGTAAAAGCAAATTACCCAACTCTAGTTTTTGATCAAACAATCTGTTCGAGAGATGTTGGTTATATTGTTGATGCTCTTGGATATGATCTTATGTTCGGAAGTAACTTTAGATCAATTAAATCAGGGATGTCTTATCACAGAGATCTTCCATCGTTACAAGTTGTAATGACTGATCAACTAACAGCGCATTTAGACATGCTCAATTTCCTAAAGTATAAAGCAAAATATATTGCAGCAAGCGGAGCCGAGGCATTAGCAGATGCACTATGGAACGACATTTTATCATACATGAACGGCGGCAATCAACCACCTGTTGCTGGAACAAATTACGAAGTTAACAACAATGACATTATTGTCGGTGCATATAATCTTTTATTAAACAAAGATTTCTTAGCCGAAGAAGCAGTTGCGTACATTAATGATGCTTACCCTGCTTATTCAGGAACATATAACGAAGATGTTTGCAAAAGAGATGCTGTAGAGTTAATTGAAGCACTAGCATACGATTTAATTTATACAGGAAATTATAAATCAGTGTTAGCAACTCGTTATTATCGTAACGCATACAATGTATCGGGCTCGATTGAAGAAGATATGTTCTATGTAAGAAATGGTACCGGTTTACGCAACATGACTATTCAAGGGTTAACTGGCACTTTAGGTCCAGTTAATAGCTATGGTACAAAAAGACCAACAGCTGGTTCGTTTGTAAGTTTAGATCCGGGATTTGGACCAAACCACATCGAAGCATGGATCACTAATCGATCACCATATGTTCAAAATGTAACAACATTCGGTACTGCATGTATTGGACTAAAAGTTGATGGTGCATTACATAACGGCGGGAATGACTCTGTTGTAGCAAACGACTTTACCCAAATTTTAAGCGACGGTATCGGTGCGTGGGTTACTAATTTAGGTAGAGCAGAACTTGTATCTGTGTTCTCATATTATGGTCATATTGGATACCTAGCAGAAAACGGCGGAAAGATACGTGCTACAAACGGTAACTCGTCATATGGTACATATGGTTGTGTTTCTGAAGGCGTTGATCCAACTGAAGAAGCAATTACTGCTAGTGTCAATAATAGAGCAGTTGATGCATTAATCGGTAATGTAGTAACTAGTGGTAGTTCAATTTACAGATTAGAATATTCTAATGCAGGTATTAATTACAATTCTGCAACATTCACTATTAATGGTTCTGGATTAAATGCAACAGCAATAGCTGATGAGTTTAGAGATGACGCAGTATTTGAAGTTAGATTGACTGATACTGGATCTGGAACAGGTGGAGAAAATTACGTTACTGCATCAAATGTTGCACAGGCAGGTACAACTACTGCAATCACATTGGCAGCAACAGACAATGCTATTAGTACCGCATATGTTGGTATGAGAATTTTAATTATCAGCGGAACAGGCGTAGGACAATATGGATATGTTCAATCCTATAATGCAGGTAGTAAGATTGCACAAATTAGAAAAGAATCTGACGGCACCGCAGGATGGGATCATGTAGTTCCTGGAACACCTATTGTAACTAATTTAGATTTAACAACTAGCTACATTATAGAACCTAGAGTTACACTAACTGCACCAGCATATGCAGCAACAGCTCAAACACAAGTGAATCAAGCATGGTCAGATGTTGAATACGGTGATGTAAACACTACATTTGCTAATGTATTAGCAACTGGAGGCATCGGAACTAACGGTAGATTTGCGGTAGTTAAGACAGGAATAGCATATTCAATTACACTTTACAACGGCGGGACCGGTTTTGAAATTGGTGATGTATTAACACTTGCAGGCACAGACGTTGGCGGTGCTAGTCCATTAAATGATGTAAGTATAACCGTTACTAATGTATCGTTAACTGGTGTTATTACTAACTTTAGTTATACTGGACAAGCAGCAGGTGGAAAATTCGTTGCGGTATCTTCTACTGGAAATGCAAGCCAGTATAGTGTTAATGGCACTACATGGACTTCCGGTGGAGCATTACCGTCAGGTACATGGAACAGCCTTGCATACGGAAAGGTATCTGGAACTGGAACTTGGGTAGCTGTTAGTAACGGAAGTACTGCAACAGCAAAAACTACAGACGGTGGCGCAATATGGACATCGGGCGGAGCATTAACAACTTCATCCAATTGGACTGATGTAGCAGCTGGAAATGGGTATTTTGTTGCAATTTCGAACAATGCTACTACAACTAATGTTTCATCAGACGGCGGAGCAAATTGGATTGCCGGTGGAGCATTACCTGCTGGAACTTGGACTAGTGTAGCATATGGACCTGGTATTTGGGTTGCAGTAGGAACAAACGTTGCAGCATCGTCTGCTAATAACGGAACTCTATGGACAGTACGAACAATTGCATCAGCATCGTGGCAATCAGTTACTTGGGGTAATGGAAGATTTGTTGCAGTTGCAACTGGTGGAACATCGACTGCATATTCTTTAGATGGTATTACCTGGTATGCCGGTGGAGCATTAACTGCGTCAGCATCATGGAATAAGGTAAGTTACGGACAAGGCATTTTTGCAGCAGTAGCTACTGGATCGACAGATGTTATTAATACTTCAGAAGACGGATTAATTTGGACATCGAGATCATTATCAGGATCAGCTGCATGGAAGTCAGTTGCGTTTGGTAATCCTAATTCTAACCCAATTTGGGCAGTAATTACTACTGGAACTACAACTGCTAATAGTGTAGTTACAGGAGCAACTGCTAAGGCAAGATGTAAGGTTGTCGATAATAAAGTTACTGAATTTAGAATTGTTGAACCTGGCAGCGGATATACTTCTGCACCAACATTAACATTAACAGATCCGAATAACACAAGCGAAGCAACTTGGACTGTTAGAACAGGAAACGGCGTACTTGCTAATCCAACGTTTACAAATAGAGGATCGCAGTATGCAACCTCTACTGCAACAGTTGACGGTAACGGAACTGCTGACATTTATCAAACAGGCAGTTATTTGTATGTTAAAGATCTTTCAGCAAATCCAGTACCGGGTTCAAATATTCAGTTTGATGGAGATCCAAATTACTATAAACTTGTTACAGTAACAAACTTTGTTGGATCAGGTCCTTATACCGCAAGATTCCAGATTAGCCCTCCGATGGAAGTTGCAGATTCGCCGGCACATAATACTGATCTTACAATTAAAATTAAGTACAGTCAAGTTCGATTAACTGGACATGACTTCTTAGAAATAGGCACTGGTAATTTTGCTAGCACAAACTACCCAGGAATACCAGCTATACTGCCGATACCGGAAAATGAAACTATTGAATCAGGCGGCGGACGAGTGTTCTACACAAGTACAGACCAAGACGGTAACTTCCGTGTAGGAACTTTGTTCTCAGTAGAGCAAGCAACAGGTGTTGCAACATTAAATGCTGATGCGTTTAATATTGCTGGATTGAACGAACTAACACTTGGTGCAGTTGCATTAGGAGGTTCGGGCGCTACTATTACAGAATTCTCAACAGACCCGTTCTTTACTGCGGATTCAGACAGTATTATTCCGACACAACGCGCAATCAAAGCATATATTAGCAGCCAAATAGGTGGCGGAGGAAGCTCTCTGAACGTAAATACGCTCACTGCTGGTGTTGTATATGTTGCAGGTGATTATATCACTACAACAACTGGTGTTCAAATTAACGTTTTAAGTAAAATGAACTTCACAGCTGGTATTGATGGTTCGCCAGTAGCAATGAGTTTGTTTTTACAAGGATAATGGAGATTTAAATTTATGGCAACAGGAAGATTAGGATCGGCAGATCTCGTAGCAGGAACAAATACTACTTTATACACCGTTCCTACAGATACTTTCACAGTATTAACTGTGTCGATTTGCAACAGATCTAATTCGGCAATTTCTGTGAGAGTAGCAACTTCAAACACAACTACTCCAACAAGTGCAGAATGGATCGAATATAATACAGAAATATTATCAAAAGGGGTATTAGAAAGAACCGGCATTGTTATGCAAGCAGGCAAAAATCTAGTAGTTTGGTCAAGTTCTAATAATGTTAGCGCAGTGACCTTCGGTATTGAGACCTCAACAATTTAATAAATATATAGTCAAAGGAATACTTATGGGAAGATATATTACAACAACTGGGACTAGCGGTGTCGTTCTTAGAACCGTATCGGCTAATTTCAATGCTACTGTTAACGATAGAATTTTAGCAAATTCGTCAGGCGGAGCATTTACAATTACATTACCGGTCAGCACAACATTACTAGAAAACGATACTATTCAAATTATCGATGTCGGTGGTGCAGCGTTGACTAACAATATTACGATTGCACGTAACGGGGCATTAATTCAAGGAGCATCAGATGACCTTGTGTTAGACCTTAACAATGCATCGGTTACATTAATTTATACTGGCGTTACATACGGATGGGTATATACCGCTGTTTAATGATGCAGCCTTAAACTATAGGAATAACAGTTAATATGGCAAAGTTATCTTCATTACTAAGCTCTAAATCAAGTGTCATGTATGATACTGAACAAAATTTAGAGAAAGGAAGAATATGGGTTTATACTCACGGTACGTCTTATACCGATATGCCTTATGGATTTTGTTGGCAATCACCAGGTAACGGAATTGCTATTATTGAATCTTGGGGCGGAAGCGGCAGTGGTTCGAAAATGTGCTGCTGTGGATTTGGCTTACCAGGAAATGCAGCAGCATATAGCGAAAAAACTATTTGCGTTCGATCAGGAAACTATGTTTGCGGATCTGTTGGTAGAGCATGTGCTAATTCAAATGATCTTTGTTTTAGAGGATGCGGCACAGCATCGGGATATTGTTGGCAAGGTGTTGACGTAAATGGTAGAACTAACGGATGTGTGTGTTCACAAGGTGGTCGCGGAGGTGTAAGCTTCTGTACTACCGGAGCGTCGGGTTATTGTTGCTTTTATGCTAACGGATTTTGCGGAACAAAAACATTAAATGATAATTGCGGAGTTATTTGTAATCACTGCTCAGGCGGTTGGATTGCATGTAGTTATGGCGCAGACTTTAACTGTTGCGGCGGCATTAGTTGCGTGAGCTTCTTTGGATGCACAGCGAATTGTATTTGTTTATTTCAACAACACGTTGCAGTAAGTCCAGGTATTATTGCTACTAAAGGTGCAGTTTTAACATTTAATACTGAAAATAGCAACGAATTTGCAAACTGGTCTGGACAAGGACATTACCAAAAAATGGCTGCGTTAAATGCAGCTGGTAGATGGCCATCGCATGGCGTTCCATTTGCTACATGTTGGGGAATGAGTGGTAACTGTGGATGTTATGATAATGACGGCTGTGTAAGAAATTCACCAGTCGGAGTTCCGGGCACTGGACCTTTCCCGTGTGCCGACGTTCGAGATCACGCTCACATGGGCGGCGACGGCGCAGTAAGAATTAAATTTATACCAGTGAGCTAAAAATATGGCATCATTAAAGACATTATTAAAAACAAAATACAACAATTATCTAAATCAAGAAGATAATTTAGAAACAGGACAAGTTTGGCTATATGCACAAACTAATATAAGAACTAAGTTGCCTTCGGGATTTTGTTGGAGGGCTCCGGCTGCAGGAACTGCAATTATTGAAGCATGGGGTGCAGGCGGATCTGCAGGACGTATGTGCTGTTGCGGATTCGGACTACCTGGTAATTCTGGATCTTATTCTAAGAAAACTATTCAGGTAAGTGCAGGTTGCTATGTTTGTGGAGACATTGGGTTTTCTTGTGGTAACACTGATTTGTGCTTTAGAGGTTGTTCGGAACCGACTCAATTATGCTGGTTTGGATGCGGAACTAATGGATGCATTTGTGCTCAAGGCGGAAGAGGTGGTACAAGTATTTGTTCAACCACACCGTCAGCGTATTGCTGTTTTACAGCAGGATCTTTTTGTACAACAAAAACTAGCAATGAAAACTGTGGTGTTGTGTGCAATTATGGACCAGGTACTGCAAGTTGTTGCGCTCAAGCATACGGCGGAGACGTTAATTGCTACGGTAGATTTAACTGTGTAAGTTTCTTTGGATGTTATCCAAGTTGCGTGTGTCAGTATCAATTCCACGTTTATGTTCCACCGGGATTCATTTCAACCGACGGATCAGTTGTAACATATAATACTGAAAACGACAACGGAACATCAAACTGGGCAGGATACGGTATTATGAATCTTATTGCCGCAATTAATGCCGCAGGAAAACAACCAACACAATCGAACCATTACACTGGTTGCTGGACTGGTAACAGAACATGCGGATGCTATGAAGCAAATGGTTGTATGCCGTTTTTACCTCCAGGAGTTGGAGGACATCCTCCACATCCATGTGATAATGTAAGAGATATGGGCTATCGTGGTGGTCACGGTGCTGTTAGAATTAAATTTATTGCGAGCTAAACTATGGCATCACTGACAAATATTCTTAAAAATAGAAGTCCTGTTAGATCAGAAGAAAATCTAGAAACAGGTCAAGTTTGGGTGTATACTCCAGGAACAAATTATTCAAATTTTTGGAGTGGATTTTGCTGGAAATCACCCGGCACTGGGACAGCAGTTATTGAAGCATGGGGTGCAGGTGGCTCCGGATCACGTATGTGTTGTTGTGGATACGGTCTTCCGGGCAATGCCGGCGCATATGTAAAGAAAACAATTTCGGTACAAGCAGGATGTTATGTCTGTGGAGGAACCGGAATGCCGTGGTACGCTCACGAATTGTGCTTTAGTAGATGTGGAGATGCAACCGGTCTTTGCTGGTTTGGTTGTGGAACCAACGGATGTATTTGTGCAAGAGGAGGACGTGGCGGAACTAGTTTCTGTTCTACAACTCCATCGGCTTGGTGTTGTTTTTATGCTAACGGATTCTGTGGTCAAAAATGCTCAGGCGATAACTGCGGCATGATTTGTAATCACTGCTCAGGCGGTTGGGAAGCATTAGGATTTGGAGGTGATATTAATTGTTGCGGTCAAATTGGATGTGCTAGCTTTTTTGGCTGTTATCCAAACTGCTTCTGCTACTATCAGTATCACGTGCCGACTCCTGCAGGCGTATTTGCTGAAAATGGTGTACTTGTTACGTATGCTAATGACTCAGACGGAACACCAGCTTCAAGTTGGTCAGGTGGATCATTATTTGGTTACTTTACTGCTATTAACGCCGCAGCAAGACATCCTCACGCTGCTCATCCAGTAGTATCATGTTGGAGATCAGATAGATCTTGCGGATGCTACGAAATGCAAGGTTGTAATACATATACTCCGATTGGATCGGGCGGATTACCTCCTCATCCATGCGGTGATGTCCGCGATCATGGAGTTCGAGGTGGCTGGGGCGCCGTTAGAATTAAATATATTGCAAGTTAATTTTTAAATTAAAGGAATTAAAAATGATAAAGAAGAATTTTACTTTTGTTTTGCCGGATGAGCCGTACAAAACAACTACAGCTCTTAATCAAGTAGTAAATGCTACATATGATGGATTTAGATATCTTGTAATGCGCGTTGAAGACAGCACAGGAATTGTTCAAAATATTGCAAGAGGTGCAGACACAGCTGAAGCATTAGAGATTGACAACTTTGTTGAAGAAGGATTTAGTTTTTACCTTCTCGATGCAACAGTAAATCCATTTGAAGCAGCATACTTGACTAGTAATTATACACATGAAACTATTGACGATCCAACATTTGTTTTACCAAACAATTTAGGTTCTTGGACATATCACTATGATGATAATACTGGTGGTATTAATCAATGTTTTTACATCAATACATTAGAGTATAATCCAACTACAAAGACATTTACTTCACCTAAATATCGCGAACATGCGCTAACACGTGAAAGTGTAATTGAATCTGCAAAAATGTATTCGGCAGAAATTACAAAATGCCTAGCAGAAAACGATTATTCTGATGAAGATAGAGAAATTTTAGAAGAACATGCAGCATGGTTACTAACATTAGAAACTATGTATGATGGTATCGATCATTGGAAGATACCGTTCCCAACAAATATTCCGTTCCTATAAATCGACTAAATTTCGTTCAAGAAAGGTCCTGTACGAATAGCGTTATTGCTATATACCGTACAGGACTTTTTTTTCGGAGAAATATATGCAAAGATCTAAGGCCTTTTTTTTAAATGGCGGTACAGGACGTTTACTATGTGCAATTCCAGCACTTGAAAAATACCTTGAAGAATCGGGTGATGAGAATTTTATAATTGTATGCGAAGGCGGAACTGACGTATTTAAAGGGCATCCTACATTAGATAAGCGAGTATATGATAATTGGCACAAAGATTTGTTTAGAGACAAACTAGTTAATATGGATGTTATTAGTTTAGAACCTTATCGTGTTTGGGAGTATTACAATCAAAAATGTTCCATTGCTCAAGCATTTGATATTGAAATTAATAATAAAGGAATCCGACCTTTGCCAAAACCGACTCTACGACTTAGTAAAGACGAGTTGTTAAGCGGGCGCCAATTAGTAAATGAAGTTAAAGAAAAAATCAAAAAAGATAAAGTTGTTGTTTTTCAGCCATTTGGTAGAGGCATTGAGCATATAGACGGGTCATTTGTTGATCGTTCTAATAGAAGTTTTGAATTTAGAGACATTAAAAACATTATTCGGAGATTGCAAGATAAGAATTATGCTGTAATTTTAATGAGCGAATTTGGTGTCGATTTTAAAGAAGCTAATTTAAAAGACGAGCTTGCAATGCCCGAAAACGTAGGTATTCGAGTATGGGCCGCTATTATCAAATATGCAGATCATTTTCTTGGTTGCGATAGTTTAGGACAACATTTAGCATATTGTGTTGATTCTAAATCGACGGTTGTAACGGGCTCAACATTCCCTATAAATGTTTCTTACCCTGATTGCAAACATGTGAACATACTTGATATGGGAGAACTTGAACGAGAATATAGTCCTATACGAATAGCAGTCGACGAGCGTCTTGATAGAAAGCATGAAGGTATAATGTCAATGAATGACGATATTATTAAAGTTGTTATAGAAACGGTTACAGGAAAGAAATAAATGACTAACGAAACAAAGAAACCAGTTTGGATTGCCGGTATAGCAAGAGGGCATAATGCTGGAGTATGTTTACTTAAAGATGGGGAAATTGTTTTTTCAATCGAAGAAGAACGTATAACACGAGCAAAATACGATGGTGGACCATATGCATCGATTGTTAAAATCTTAGAATATACTGATCGATTAGATTATCTTGTTGTAGCACATACACAAAGTTTGCAAGATACAGCAGGAAGAGTTGACTATAGCGGCGATGATGTGTATACCGGATTAGCTAGAAAGTTAGGATTGATAGATAGATCGTATAAAGGTAGAAATCATCCGCAAGTGATTGATATGAGCCATATGCACCATAAACTTCATTCTGCTTGTTCTTTTTATCGATCAGGGTTCGACGAAGCAGTTTCAGTAGTTGTCGACGGTGCTGGAACATTTATTCCTTTACAAATTGATAATCAACATGAAACCGGATGGGAAGTTGAATCGATTATTAATTGCAATTATCCAGCAGAATTTAAAACTATTTTTAAGCATATTGGTTTACGAGGACCAAATGTTGGAGGGTTAGTTAAAGATTTTAACAGCAATTTATATGATGAAGAAGGAACACATGAGTGCTTAATTTCAGAAAGAGCTGGGATTACTAAAGTATACGAAGCAGTTACCCAATATTGCGGATGGAGTTCGATCGAAGCTGGTAAAACTATGGGGTTGTTCCCTTATGGAGCACCGAACGACAATATACCAAAATTATTTGATGAATCTGGCATTTACCCGATGTCAAATAGAAACGCTATTGTTCCAACATATCCAAATGGGGCGTGGGTTAATGCTACATTATTTGACGAATTAACTGATAGTAATGCATCTGACATTACTAAATTACAAAATCGAAGAGACCTTGCGTATGCATGTCAAACACAAACTCAAGAACAAGTAGTTAAGCTGATTAAAAAAGCAGTACAAATGACCGGAAGAAAGAAAGTTGTATTAAGCGGCGGATTTGGATTAAATTGCGTAGCAAACTATTACTATCTCGAAGCATTAAAAGATGCCGGTATCGAGTTATATTGTGAACCAGTAAGTAATGATGCCGGAACAGCTATCGGTGCGAGTTTAATGTTTTGGAGAGCATTGAGTGAAGATACAACTGTAAGTCCTCGTGCAGATACTTTGTATTTAGGTCCGCAGTATTGCTATTCTGACGATGAAATAAACAGTTATGCAGAAACACATGCCGCTGAAATAACTAACGCTACGCCCGATGATATTGTTAATTTATTAACTCAAAAAAATATTGTTACTATTTTCCAAGGAAGAAGCGAAAACGGTCCTCGAGCATTAGGAAACAGATCGGTATTATTTGATCCGAGATTTAAAGACGGAAAAGATTTTGTTAATGGTGTTAAACGTAGAGAATATTTTAGACCATTTGCAGGTACTATTCTAAAAGAACATGTCCACGAATGGTTTGATTTAAGAGGAATGGACGAAAGTCCGACAATGATGTATGCTGTTAATTGTCAGCCCGGAGTCGAAGAAAAGATTCCGAGCATTATTCATATCGACGGAACTTGTCGAATTCAAACAGTAACACCAGAACAAAATAAACATTATTACGAGTTAATTAACACTTTCTATAATGCAACCGGATGTCCAATTTTATTTAACACTAGTTTTAATCTCGGAGGAGATCCATTAGTTGAAACATTATTTGATGCTGTTGAAACATTAGCAAACAGCGATATCGAATATCTGTATTTGCCCGAATACGGAAAATTAATAAAAATTGCAAATTAAAGTTCTAATCAAAGCACCAATTAATTGGTGCTTTTTTTTGCATAAATATCTAAAAGGATTAAAAATGAACTTTAAAAAATATTTTATCCAAGGTCTGCACAATACTTTACGATTAATTAACGGAACTCAGTTTTCCTATAAAGGACCTTGGGTAACTGTTGCAGACACTATAGTTATTGATGAATGGTATGTAGGTGACTTTGCTAGTGCTGATTATACTATTACAGTAGATTATAACACTCATAAAAAAGAAGTTATTAAATGTGTGCTAGTTGCTAGTCCGGACAACGCAGATTTAACAGTTTACGGTCGTACGTCTTTAAACGAAAATTTAATTAATTTAACGGCCACTGTTGATAGTTCTAGAGTATATTTGAAAGTCTCTCCTGCTAGTACTTCTGTATCTGGGAGTAAGGTAATTTTTAGTGCAAACTACTATTACACTCTAAACGAAATAGAAGCATAATCACTAGATAAATATACAAAAGGAACGATCAATGTCGATAGATTACAAACCATTACGATCAGAGTATGGCTTTCAAAGTCCTAATTTTTCTGTGAGCTCGTCGGGAGTTATGACAGTTAATTCTGTAATAGCAAACTCTATCGAATCAACAGCTGAATTTACACTTGAAAATTTTATATTTGAAAATGCAACTATAGATTCAGTAGATAATGGAACTATAGAATTTTTGAATCAACTAGTTGTATTCAACGATACTGAGTCGGTTAATAGTATTATAGAAACAGCGGAAATAACAAATTTAACTATTATCACCGAATTAATAACAGGAAATTTAACGAATACTGATACTATAATTTTAGATTCTGGTACACGTGTAGTTGTTAGTAATAGCCCTTTACAAATTTTATCATATACCGAAAATGATCGTGATTTAATAGATGCTGAATTAGGAGATATTATCTTCAATTCTGAAGATAACGCTATCAATTACTATAACGGTACTAGTTGGAAAACCACTTCAACTGGAACAATTTCATTTAATAATTCAACTATTACAGCAGAAACAAATGACGATATTATTATTGACCCTCAAGGCACAGGTACAGTAATAGTTAATGATTTACAAATAAACAATCCCCCGACAAACAATAATCAAGCTGTTAGAAAAGACTATGTAGATACTAGGATATCTGCGTTTTCGATAGCATTTGGAGTATAAGAATTTTATGGCTAAACAAAGAATACAAAATTACGTTTTCCTACCAGGAGTTTCGAGATCTGAAAATTTATTTCCAAATGCCCACGAACTCATAAACGATAATAAAGAGTTTCTTAAAAAAGAAGCATCGGCATTTATTGCTGACTCTATTATTAATGAAACTTTAGAAAATTTGTTTCCAAATGCAGTAGCATTATTAACTAATAACAAAACATTTTTACAAGAAGAAATTACAGCATGGATTGCAGCACAAGTGTTAGCAGGAAGTCCTTCGTTTACTGGGTACACGTACGACTCGGCCAAATGTAAGAGGGATGTTGGATATGTTATTGATGCATACATACACGATCTAAGATATGGCGGAAATGAAAAGACATCGGCTGTGTCAAAACAATATTGGATTAGTGGTACACCGCAGATTGACGGTAATAGAGCTCCGGAAGTTGAAGCGCATACACAACTTAAGAACATCATTAATACATATATTTTTACAAAAACGTTGTATACGTCTCAACAAAGCCCGGTTATTGCTACTCAAAATACATCGGGAACTGACGGAGAAGCAGGCGCAAGTACAATTATAACAGCGTTATCTACTAGATTAACGAATGTTATTGCTAACGGATTAAGCATTTTTGTTACTAGTCCGATTACGAATTCCCAATACCCTTTTGCAGCTTACATATATGATCAATCTAAATGCGAGAGAGATGTTGGATATGTATTAGATGCATATCTAAACGACTTGCGATACGGCGGAAATGCACAAATTAGACACGTATCATCGAGATATTGGAACGGACTATTACCACAGGTTGACGGCAGTCGAGAGCCGGAAATTGTAACACATGAATTTATTAGAGACTTAATTAATGATGTAATCATCAACGGACAGTCATATACACCACTTCAAACTGAAGTTAATTTAGATATTAATCCTTCATTAACACCGGAAATTGGAGTTAATGTAAGAATAACAACCTTAACAACTATATTAACTGATGTTATCTCAGGGGGTTTAGATAGTCTACCTGCATTAGTTAATGGTGTAACTACTATTAAAGTTCAAGGACATCACACTCTTGAAGACTTATTGTTAATAACTAACACAACTAATAATCAAATTATCTACAACTTTAGTGATCCTCAATTAGGAGGTGTTGCAAATGTTAATACTGCTTATAATAGCAATGGATATTACACCGACGACGATTTTCCGGCATTCTTACAAACATCAGACTATGTCACTACGTTAACACTTGATGCAGATACTTCTACATCATCGAGTACTGATAGTATTCAAATGTTTGTAGAAATGCCCGAAATAAAAGTTCGACCTTACGATTTTGGAACAGATGCTATTGAACGTATGCGTATTGCTGCTCCGCAGTCGATGCTAGATGCAGACTTTGAATACGGATTACAGCCAACAAAATGGCAAGCTATTGGATTATCAAGAGGATATCCGTCTGTATACGAAGTTCCGGGTACAGATACATCGGTTGTTACTGTTACTACAGATGCTTCGATTGGTACAGGCGGAGTCGGTGAATCATTAATCACAGTAACCACGACCGGCCCTCATGGATTTACAATTGGTACTCCGATTACCGTTAGAGCTTTAGCAAATACTATTACTGGTTTTAGTAGAGCAGAAGGAACATTTATTATCAATTCTGTTCCGTCAACTACTACATTTACATATTATGCTGTTGCAAAAGTAGGAACATCAAACGGACAAATCCTTGCTACAAGTTATACACAGTTAAGAAAAGCAGCATTTTATACCGGAGCATCGTTAGGAACTCCGGCATTTAGTGTTTACAGTAACGGTTCGGCTAGTTCATTTACTAGTGAATTTAACACGATATTAGGATCAGACCAAGTTGCATTTAGTGGAACTGCACCGTCGATCGGTGCTCCTTTAACAGGAACTGGAATAGCATCAGGATCTCAAGTTTCGGGCGTAGTCGGATCTGGAGGAATTGCTGTTACTGCGGCATTAGCAACAAATGCATTAATCGGAGAAACCGAGATAGAAGTATCAGATGCCACTGGGATATTAGAAGGAATGGCGATAGACAATGGTAATGGAACTTCTACATTTGTAAGTAGTATTGCAGGAACAACCGTAAATCTTACTGCTCCTCTTACTGCTCCTAAAGTTGGTAATACTGCTAATTTTGTCAATGTTCCCGGAACTAATATTAATCCAATTGGTGCAGGTGCAGTATTTTCTGTAACTCGAACAATCGGTGAATATAGTAACGTAACTCCTACAACCGCTGGATCTAATTATCAAGTAGATGACAGAATCTTAATTTTAGGTACAGATTTAGACGGTGCAAGTCCTGCAAACGATTTAACTATAACTGTTACAGGTATCGACGGCGGAGGCGGCGTAACCGCAGTTGCATTTAACGGAGATAGTGTAAGCGGAGATGCTGTTTATACCGGTGTAGCTCAAACAAGTGTGTCAGGTTCAGGATCAACATTTAATGTAACAGTTTCCTCAACTGCATATTCTGTTACGTTAGCAAATGCAGGATCATCGTATACGGTCGGCCAAACTGTGACATTGAGTGGTGCAAACTTAGGCGGAGCAACACCTGCAAATGATCTTACAATTACCGTTACTGCAATAGACGGCGCCGGTCCATTAGGAGGAATTTCAACATTCTCTTTTGTAGGAACTGGATCATCTACCGATGGAACATATACCGGTGTTGCACCATATACAACATCTGGATCCGGTGCAACATTTAATGTAGATCGCACAGCAGGATCTTATACACCGACATTATCATTGGGCGGAGCAGGATATGCAGTCGGTCAACAGATAACAATAAGCGGTGCAAATCTGGGGGGTTCAACACCAACAAACGATTTAATTATTACAGTAGGATCTATATCTGGTGCAGGTCCGCTAGGACCGATAACTTCGATTACCTATTCTGGTACAGCAATTTCAAGTGATTTTACATTTACTTTGAAAACAGGTAATAATGTTTTACCGATAGGAGCTAATGCAACCTTTAATATAACAAAAACTGGAACATCATATAATGCATCTGTTAATGTAAGTGGGTCGAATTATTTTGTTGGAGAACGAATACTAATATTAGGAACAGATCTAGGAGGTTCGAGTCCAACCCATGATGCAACACTTACAATAACAACTGTGTCAGGTGGACAAATTACCGGTATAACTATTGCTGGATCTGGTCCGGCAGGCACATCAGTTGACTTTTATTCTTCAATTTCATTTACAGAAATAACAACAGCATTGATTCCAGCAGGAACAACGATTTCTTCAACTGCAATTGCTCTAATGGAAGTTACATTTACAACTGCACACGGATTAATTCCTGGTGCAGGAATAATGATTGATATTAGTAGTGCCGGAACTAATCATGAGCTTGCTAAAGGACCGTTCTATGTAGAACAGGTTCCGAGCACAACTAAAATAAGATATACTGCAAGAACAGCAGGAACTATTGACGAAACTACGTCTTTATCTGGAATAGTATATACTAGAGCAGACAGCTATTTCATACATCGACCATATGACGGCGGCGTGCAATTAGGCACAGGTGGCCCTCAGCACGGTGCGCAAGCAATACGTATGAGTAAAAAATACATTCGTTATCAATCAGGTAAAGGAATAATGTATACAACTGGTGCTTTATTTGCACCTAGTTATAATATCCAATCGTTAACATCAACAGGAACTGCAATAGGGTCATTCATTACACTTGTAACAGATGATGTTGATCACGGATGTCAAGTCGGTGGTGTTATAAAGATTATCGGTGTTGATACATCTGGATATAACGGTTCGTACACAATTACTGATGTTGTAAACGAACGAACATTAAAGGTTCAAGCACAGTCAGTATTAGCGAATACTATTGCTACATTAGGTACCACAGCTCAAATGTCATTACAAGAATGGCACGGTGCAAGTGTTCGCGCTGGTACATACGACGATCAAAACGGAATGTTCTGGCAATATAACGGAAAAGAATTATCAGTTGTTCGACGTTCAAGCACATTTCAACTTGTTGGTGTAGCTGATATTGCTAGAGATGGTAATTTACTTACAGGAACGAATACAAGATTTAGAGACCAAGTTAAAGCCGGCGACAAGATTGTAATTAAAGGGATGACACATACAGTTACTAATGTGTTAAGTCAAACATCAATGACGGTAAATCCTGATTATCGAGGAGCTAGTAATGCCGTTCAAGCAAAAATTTGTTTAGTACAAGATCTTGTTGTACCACAAAGTCAATTTAACATTGATAGACTTGACGGAACCGGCCCTAGTGGTTATCAACTTGATATTTCTAAAATGCAAATGATCGGTATGCAATGGACATGGTATGGTGCAGGATTTATCGATTACATGCTAAGAGGCAGTGACGGTAATTACGTGTTCTGTCATCGTATTCGTAATTCAAATGTTAATACTGAAGCATACATGCGAACTGGTAACATGCCGGTAAGATATGAAGTTATTAATGAAAGTGCTATTGGAAAATTAGCATCATCGATTACTGCGACACAAACTACAATTCCGTTAATGGATGCATCTAACTTCCCTAATGAATCAGGAATTGTATATATCGATAATGAACTAATTGCATTTAATGGAAAATCTGGTAATACATTAACTGGATGCACTCGAGCTGCACCTATGGTTAATTTTGTCGGCGGCGCGCAAAGAACATTTACCGCTAGTACAGCAGTAACACACGAGTACAATACCGGTGTGGTACTAGTAAGTAACACTATTAGCCCTATCATTAGTCACTGGGGATCTGCTATGCTAACTGATGGTAGATTTGATGAAGACCGCGGTTACATCTTTAACTACGCAGCAACTAATGTTTCGATTACTACAACTAGGCAAACTGCATTCTTAATCCGTTTAGCACCTAGTGTAAGTAATGCGATTGTTGGAGACCTAGGAGATAGAGAACTTCTAAATAGAGCGCAATTGTTATTAAAAGAAATTGCGATTACTTCGGACACTGGAACAGGCGGTATTGTTGTTGAAGGGGTATTAAACCCGCAAAATTATCCTGCTAACGTAAGCGATATTACATGGACAGGGCTACAAAGTTCGGCGCAAGGTGGACAACCTAGTTTTGCACAGATTGCACCAGGAGGTTCTGTTGTTTGGTCTAGTGCATCACAAACCACAGCAGCAGTTACTTCTCAAGCATTCTTAACTGGATCAATCACTGTGTCTGCATTATCTTGGAGAAGTAATAGAGGCATTCAAAATGGTGACAGGTATCTTGCGCTAACACAGTCTAATTATAATACATATATTGCTAATGGCCTCGCAGCGGGCGACAGAATAAGCGGAACTGGTATTGCAGCAAATACTACTATACAAAGTATTGCATATTGGTATAACGACGGAACTCTTGGTCCAATTTATTATTTGTATCTAAGTCAAGCAGCAAATCAAAATGTTAACGGCAATGCTACATTAACAGTTACAAAGGCATATCCGTTAAGTAATACTAGTACTATGTTCTTCCAAAAATTAAGTTGGGAATCTGCAGGTGCGAAAGCAGGAACAGAAGTAAGTGATGTATTGTTCCCAGCTGGTACATTTGTTAATACTTCTTCGTTATTGTCGTATTTTGGAACACAATACTATCGTGTAACATTTAATCAAACATCGACTTCAACTGCAATAACCGCAGGAACAACTACGATTACATTTAAATTTGGTGCTGCTCCATATGCGCAACCTGGCGAAACAGTATTTTCATTCATTGCTGCTCCGTCGTCAAATTCGGTATTATCATTATCGGATTTAAAAGAATTAACAAATACAACATTAGGAGGAAGAGGAACGTATCCAAATGGTCCAGACGTTCTTGCAATTAATGTTTATAAGGCAACAGGTGCAGCTATTAACTGTAATATTGTATTAAGATGGGGCGAAGCGCAGGCTTAAACCCAAGAAGAATCAGCGTAAGAATACCGTTGGTAATGAGATGATAAGTTATTCGGCATTGAAATCCATTCGATATAGTCGTTTGAATTCTCGATGCCGTTTTCTTGACAAACTTGTACAGCTATTTCGTAAAAAGACTTAGGATTACTTGTTCCTACATCATAAAAACCTGACGGCATAGATTCTAATGCTTTTAATTTTAATTCAATTACTTTTTCTACAGAAACAAAATCTCGATAAAACTCTTTAGATCCTTCAAACAATCTGATCTTTCCTGTTTCTAATAATTGAGTTTTAAATTTATGATGCGGGCTAGATTGATCGCCTTTGTGATCTTCATTTGGCCCGTACACATTAAAGTACCTCATTCCTTGTAACAACACAGGCGGTCTAGTACTATTAATAACTAGATTTGAAACATAATCAATTTCTTTTTTAGAACTCGCATATTTGTTAAGAGGTGATAACTCTTTATTTGAAGAATGCCATTTTTCTTTTGACAGATTACCATACACACTTGCTGAACTAGCGTATTGTAATTTTATATTATTATCTCTGCAGAAATAAATTAAATCTAGCGAAGGTCTAACATTATAATTGAATAATCGTTTATCGCTAGTTTCGGTTGTTG